AAATAAGTTTGTCGACATATGTCTAGGTAAGAAAGTAGTAGCTTCTATTAATCTTACCACTGGTGAAATAATAAGCATCAATACACCAAAACAAGGATTAACGGCTAAAGATGACAGCCCTACGGTAAAAAGTTAGTGATAATAACCGTATAATAAATACTATAATTATATCACAGTTCGAGAGGAGCAAAACTATAGCGTAAATCACTCCGAGGAAGTCATGCGGTAAGGTATATAATAATACTGGTCGCACCTGTCAGGGAGTTTGGAATCATTTCTCCATAGCCCGAAAAGTTACATGATCCGAGAATATGTTAGCAGCTAAAACTGTGAGATTACTCAAAAGGTAGGATGTTAGCTTATGTAATTGAAAACTACATAAGAGGGGATGAGTGTGTACAATCCTCATTAGGAAGTGAGAACCGTTTGGGGACTTCTAAAGACACAGTACTAAAGAGAAGACACACTGAGTACTAAACAGTACAAAGGGAACGAAATCCCTATATCCGTATTAGTTTATCAAAAGCAGAATCAAAAAGGGATATAAACACGATGACGAAACAGGAGCAATACGGTTCCTGACTTATTCCTTTGGAAAGAATAAGTAAAGCCGAGAGGCAAAGGTTAGTTTCACCTTAAGAAGCAGCCAGCTCGTGGAAAAAAAGAGATTGCAGATAACGCATTACCGGTCTCCAAAATCGGTTAACAAAAGCGCTACTGTGCGTCCAGAAAGGAAAACAGGCTAACTCTAGTGTTCAGTATACATCAGCTGTGATGCAATATGCAATTGTGGATATTGGAACTTGTACTTATGAAGGGAGTAAATTACTAATACTAATGTAAGGATAACCGTGTTATGGTACATACTTATACAAAGTAAGGATATGAAAGCTGGAAACGCAATGATCCAAGAATTAAACATGTAAACGTTAAAGCTTGACTGATTATCGTGGAGCAGGAGCCAATCCTGTACATTATCGTAAATAGTGTGCTGTAAAAGAACTTACGTATAAGGGATGAGGTATATGAGATTGATACCGTCTTTCAAGTCTAAGGTGACTCATGAGTTTTGTCGTGTAGATGAGTATAATATATGAGAAATGACGAGACTAAAATATGATAGTCTAAAATGCGAGTATGAGGGCGCTATAACCCTGAACTTAGAAGCGAACACCTTTAGCAAGTGTTATTACGTGATAATAAATAAGATTAGGAGATGCAGAGGAAACTCCTTGTAAAAAACGGCAGAGCTTAAGCATTTCAAGATATGTAAATGCCTTTGATTTATTATGCTAGTTCACACCAGAATTTTGGATAATAAACATCGTTATGGATTAAGGAAGTAAATAGAGTTATTAAAGATGCTTTAGGGTTAGAATCCTAAAACCAGTTTAGTAATAATTATAGTATATGATGATATGCTTAATGAATCAATTTTACTTACGCTGAGTAGAGTCAGCTATGACAAAATGAACTCTAATTGTTTAACTTTTAACTAATTGGGAAGTCCAATGATAGTACAGAGATTTCAAACTACTATTGTAAAGTAGGAGTTAAGGAGTACGAGTCACCCCGACTGCCAACCGACATTGCTGACTGTTAAGACACTCGTAAAGTACAATGCGCAACATTGTATGTGAGAGAACGCTGAATCGTTAGTTACCTGTGTTGTTTCTTACACTGTCTCTGTAAGGACAATAGTACACTTATGATGAAAGTATTCCATAAGCAAACAAGGAGACGATGATAGGTGGAAATCCTAATGTTCGTGCAGTATAAACAAACAAATCCTGGAAATGGTATAGATGGGTCATGCTATAAGCAATGAGTCTATGATTTTAGTAATGTTAGATTAAACAACCGTAATTCTGACGAATTTCGATAATACCGGACATACTCAGTAGGTTCTAAGGAACTGATGATAAAGTGGCTTATATCGCATCTAATCGCGTTATACGCTTACGGTGAGGGGTGCGTTGAACATCGTATAAGTTGAATTTCAACCGTCGAAACGGGACGATAAAACTAAGAAATAGCAGAAATTATCAGAAGTAACTCACAGAGTATTTCTCATAAATTTTCAATTTATTATTTTATGCTTAGTAGATTATGTGATTGAGTTCACCTATTCCAATTTTGAATAGCTATTAAATAATCGAACAGTGGAGAGATTTTATCAATTTTTGTATAACTATGTTCGTATTGGTATATCAAGTACGGACTCAAAAAGGAACATTTTTATGGAAAATAATATTAATGGAGCTAACACTCCGGGTTTAGCAGCTCAAATTTTAGCTCGCTATCGGCAAACAGCCCAGAAGTTTGGGCCTTTCTTTGGACAGCAGATATTTACAATCGTAGCACAGACTCCTGACCTTAAGTGGAAAGAAGATGTAGCTACAGGTAAGAATACTTTCCGTCAGGAAGTAAAAGCTTATATTCTCAAGGCCATTGATGTTGAGTCAGTTAGTTTACTTGAGAAGGATGTTGATGGACGTCCGAAAATCATCTTGAATGAAAAGAAGAATGATCCGTCATTAGTTTTTGAGCTTGCTGATCCTGAATTTACTAAAGCAACCCGGCAGAATGTAATTGAATGTATTGAACGGTTGAGTAAACCAGGCTCCAAGCCTATGTTCTTTACAGCTGAAGAACTTCCTATGTTGAATGACTTAACTAAGTTATCCAACCAGAGTGTGTTGAACTTCTATGAAGAGATGACACGTAAGTGTATGCAGTTAGCTGAAACTGTCCGTAGTTATATGGATATGAATCAGCGTATGCAGGTTGAGTATTTACGGCAGTGCGGTTTAGATAATCAGGAAACTGAAATTCACGTAACTGCTACGATTACTGAAGAAAAATAGTAGAAGCTTATGAACGGCAGACTTTCTTCATTACGTGTAGAACTTCTGCGAATTCTAATATGTTCTGAGCCAGCCATATTGTCTAAAATTCAGATTTGGAATGGAGGACGTACCGAAACGCCTAAAAAAGTAAGTATTAGAGAAGATGGACGGGTCTTTCTATTTTACGGAAGTGGGCCATTATGGTGGCAAAGATTATTTAATACTTATGAATCGGTAAGTATTATAGATGCTTCTATTAGTATAGCAGATGCAATTACTGGGTCAAATTCGACTCGAAATGAATATGCCTTTGACGAAATTACTAAAAGTATAATTGATGAGGCAAAGAAACGTAAAGATTTCGATTGTATAGTTGATATTTTGTTTGATTGTATGCGGAATTGTTCAGATGGGGAACTACATTCTAAATGGATTAATCAAGAGAATATCAAAAAATATACAAGAGAAAATGGTATAACCAACGTTGAAGACGTTAACCTTGAAGGGCTTAATGGAATAGTTGGAATTAAGACTGGTGGACGGGTTATTCCTATAGTACTCGGCCAGTTAAGAAAATTTAGAAAATATTGATTTGGATATTATCTTAAAACAACATAATTTCATAGTACTGAACTGGGTACTATTTATAGTAATTACTGCTGAATTGGGCAGTTATTACTACACAGTTCCTTAGCTCAACTGAATAGAGCAACACACTTCTAATGTGTAGGTTATGGGTTTGAATCCCATAGGAACTACTACTGGTAGATGTAGTTTGGTCGAGTATTTAACATTTAAAAAACATTAATCAATATGAAATCAATTACATCAATATATTTGCTCGGAGATAAGAATAAAGGTAAAATCGGTCGTATTAAGGAAATTTCTAACGAAATTACTTTCTATTGGAATAAGATTAAAGAAGAAAATGTTATTCCAAAAGAAGCTAAACGTAATTATGACTTAAAAGCATTGCTTCAGAAGATTGAAACTCTATCTGAAGAACGCATATTATTAAAACTATATATGCAGTGTATTAATATGGGTTATAAGAAGTTTACTGAATTACCTAAAGATAATAACTATCTTAACATCTTTACTTTGTGTGAAAAGACTGAACAGTTATTTCACTTAAGTAAGATTAAGACTCTTGATCCGAAACTTAAACGTTCTAAAGGAAAGAAGAACCTAGATAAAACTGAAGAGCTTACTTCAGCTTATATTGCAGGTCTAAAAAATAAATTACAATTAGAAATTAACAAAATCAATAAAGATATTACAGATTTTAATGAAAAGGCAGAACTCAATATTGAAGCTCCTGCTTTATCCTTAGCTGCATAAATATGAAAGAAGTTAGAAAAGCAATTTATGTAAGAAAGAAATTTTGGGAGTCTAGTTCAGCTTATGAGAATAGAGTTAATATTCTTATAAACTGGGCTAGTAAACATCCTGAAAGAGAATTAAGTAGTATAGGTGTAGGTACTAATACTACTACCATATTTTATTGTGAAACGATAAAAGAAAATCCTACCATAATAAAAGGATTTTCAAGTAAATAACTTAATTATCAAAATTATGAAAAAGATATTAGCAAAGAAAAATAATAGAACCGGTATAAAGAATCATAGAAGTAATAAAAATAAGTTTCGTAGAAGCTATAAGGCTTATCAAATAATGACGGTAAGCAAGAAACCGGGTCCATCTGGAATCATTAAATATGATGAGAATGGGAAAGTAATAGAATTTGTAAAGTGGGCAGGAAATAAAAAACAATCTGAATACACTACTAAAGTAGCAAAAGATGCTATGAATGAAAACAAATCTATAAAACAATCTAAAAAAGAATTAATCAAGAATATTCTTATGAAAGCAGGATATGATCCTACAATACGATATACCCGTAAAGAGAAGAAACATTTTACGCGTATAGTTAAGAACAATATGTTCACTAAACCTAAGGGAGTTACGTTAACAACTGAACAAATCAAAGAGAAAATAAAAGCTGATAAACTTGCAAAGAAATCTATGCAAGCTAAATTTGATGAATCAGTACGTAATAATCCTTTAACTCCTAAAAAAGGTAAACAGATGGCTCCTAGTGCCGCAGAACTATCTGTTAAAGAAAAGCCTAACAAAAGAAACTTTCAATATGCTATACAGAGAAAATGCTCTGATAATGATATGAAAGTATATGATTTTGCTACTGGAAACTTTGAAGCGTCTACTAGAGATGAAGCAAAGAATAAAGCTGCTAAATTAGCTAAAAAGTATAAGAAAGATACATCATTTACAGGAGTAACTGTAAAGGATATTGAAGGAGATAATAGTATAACTTATTATAGTCGTAATAAGTTATTAGCAGCATAAAAACATAATATTTCTGTTTCCATAACTTAAACTGGTTTCTCATGTAGCTCAGTGGTAGAGCCGCTACTATGTAGTGTGATTGCGTTGGTTCGAGTCCAACCATGGGATCTAACTTTAAATACTTATAATATGATTATACGAGGAAAAATAGTCTACGTATATGATATTGAGGTATTTCAAAATATCTTTCATTGTTCGGTAAAAAATACAGAAACAAACAACATCTATAAGTTTGAGATATCAGAAAGAAAAAATCAACTAAGAGAATTAGTTAAGTTCTTTAAACAAGTAGATAAATACATTACTTGGGGAGATTATTATACTACAAATATTAACATTCCAGCTAATGTTATATTTTGTGGCTATAATAATTTGCATTATGATAATCCTATAATTAATTATATAATTGAGTATGAGGATAAATTAATGCAATATAATATACCTACTATATGTAGTTCTATATTTAATCTAAGTAAGACCATAACTACTTCAAGCGAAGATAACATAGATGCATGGAAACATTGGAAGTATCAAATATGGTTTGATACTTTTGATATCCTTACTATGTTATATTCTAATAAGCTTAGAGTAGGTTTAAAGGAAATGCAAGTAACAATGCAATATTCTAATGTACAGGAATTTGTATGTGATTGGACTAAACCACTTCCTTTAGAAGATTTTGACTCTATGATAGATTATAATATCAATGATATTGAATCTACTTCAGAATTACTAAATAGATGTAAGAAAGACGTTGATTTACGAATCGCTATTGAAGATGAATATGGAGTAAGAGTACTCAGTAAAGACGGTGTAAACATTGGAATAAAGATTTTAACTCAGAAATATCTAGAGAAAACAGGTTTAACTTGGAAAGATATTAAAGATTTAAGATCTCCAATGAGTGTAATACCATTGAAAGATGTAATATTACCATTTATTAAATATGATAGTCCTATTCTACAAAGAATACTAGAAGATATGAAAAATCAGATAGTATCTCCAGGTAGAAAAGGATATGAAAATAAGTTTGTATTTAATAATTTACGCTATTCTGTAGGAGTAGGAGGTATTCACTCTGTAAATAGTCCTGAGATTATTATTCCTAGAGATGATGAAATGCTTATAGATATAGATGTAGCTTCTCTATATCCAAGTATGCTTATAGAATATGAATTCTATCCTAAACATTTAGGTAAAGAATTCCTAGAAGTATATAAGCAAATTAAAGATGAGCGAATTGAAGCTAAACACAATGGTGATAAAGTAAAGAATGAAACTTTAAAGTTAGCTTTAAATGGTTTGTCAGGTAACTTACAGAATGAACATAATTTCTGTTATAGTCCATTTGCAGTAATGCAGATTAATTTTGGTCTGCCTATATAGAAATATATAGAAAAAAATTCCTTTAATTACTGGAACATCCTTTAGTATTATACGTTTTTAATATAAAAGGACAATCAGTAACTAAGTTATATAATTATGAAATTATTAGATAAAACTTTAGAATTAGAAAATGATAAATTCAAGATAATTAAATTTGATGAAGAACGTTATGAGAAAAGTAATAGAACTCATCTATATTATTTAATTCAATGTAAAAAATGCGGTGAAATATTTTCTAGAAAAAAAGATTGTATACACAATTTTGAAAATTTAAAATGTAGAAATTGTATTCACAATAGGCATGGTAAATGTTTAAATACATTACTTTACAATGTATTCACACATTATAAGAATAATGCAAAACAAAGAAATATAGAGTGGAATTTATCAGAAGAAGAATTCAAAAATATAATTACACAATCGTGTATATATTGTGGAGAAGCTCCAGATATAACAAAAACATCTAGTTATAGAGATAAGCATGAGAAAATTACAGGTATTGATAGAGTAGATACTACTAAAGGATATTTTAAAGAAAACTGTGTGCCATGCTGTAAAATGTGTAATATAATGAAAAATAAATTTTCTAAAGAAGATTTTATAAATAAAGTTAAATCTATATATAACAATTATATAAAAAGTTCAACGACTATCTCGAAAGAGAGTACATTACAAGCTAATGGTAATGGAAACGGGGAACTCCTGACTGCTGCTTAAGTAAAAGGAGATGATATAGTCTAATCTGCATAGTGATATGCAGCAGTTCATAAGAGAACGTATATGAGAGTTGCGTCTTATATAGAATATTATGTAGAATTAATGGACAGTTACTATTACTTATGTTAGCTGAAAAATTAACTCAAATTGGATGCCGAATCGTCCAAGCAAATACTGATGGTCTATTCGTCTTACTAAAGAAAGATGTATATTCTAAAGTAAACAGTATTTGTAGAGAATGGGAACAGCTTACTAAACTTACTTTAGAAGAAGACTGTTTTAAAGCAATGTACCAATATGCTATTAATGATTATTTTGCTATTACTGAAGATAACAAAGTAAAAGAGAAAGGAATGTTTACTACTACTGTAAAATTAGGTAAAGGATTAACTCCAAAAATTATACCTAAAGCAGTAATAAGTTTCTTTAAAGATGGAATATCAGTTGAAGATACAATTAAGAATTGTACAGATATAAGAGATTTTCTAATGTCTGAGAAAACTGGTAAACAATGGCATGTTGAGTATATGAATGAGGAACAACAGAGAACTAATCGTTTCTATGCATCTACTAATGGTGGATACTTATGGAAATGGAAGTATAGTAATGATAGTGATATTAAATCATATCAGAATATGCTTACTGCATCTGGTGTTACTCTTCTAAATAAGTTTGATGATAAACCAATTGAAGAAAGAAAGATTAATTATAGGTATTATATTATGGAAGCCTATAAAATAATCAGAGATTTGAAACCGTTACAATTGAGCCTATGGGATTAACAGAGGCTTATCAGATATATTTCAGATAAACCATAAGCTTATATAATATATAAGACTATGATTTTAGAAATAGACACTTCTATCTTAGATAGAATACCAACTTTATCTATTAATCAATTAGTATTCCTAACACTTGTATTGAATGATATCAAAACAATCAATCAAGACATTCAGAGACTTCTCAGCCTGGTTAATGAAGAAGAAATACAAGAGTTAGAGACTCAAGGTTTAATTTCTATCCAACATGATAGAGATACCCAAGTCATAAGTAAAACAGAAAAACTAGAAGAACTTCTTAAAGAAGATAAAGCTATGTTTGATATGTTTTATGACCAATTTCCAGTTTACGTTATAAGACCTGATGGAACTAAGGGATTTCTCAGGGCTAATGTAAACAAATGTAGAAAAGAATATAATCGCATTATAGGTAAGTCTAAAGCAATGCATGAACACTTACTTAAATGTTTACAGTACGAAATAGAAGATAAAATGCGTACAGGTAAAATAGGTTATATGAAAACTATGTGGAAATGGCTCACTCAACATGAGTGGGAAACTATTGAGGAACAAATGAAAGTAGAAACTCCTAACCAAGAATATTATAATTATGGAGCAGATATCTACTAAAGTACTAACATTTAGACATATATCCTCTGCTACTAATGAAGCAGTAGAATATATCCGTAAGAGAAAGAATCATGAGATTGTTTCTTTACGTACTAGATGGAATAAGTTCAATAAATCCTGTATGGGCGGTATTGAACCTAATACTATATATACCATTGTAGGTATATCTGGTAGTGGTAAAAGTTCATTTGTAAATACGCTTGAAAGTGATTTAATAGACTTAAATTCTAATCAGGATGTAGTAGTACTTAATTTTTCATTTGAAATGTTAAGTTCTAGACAAGTAGGTAGAAAATTGAGCAGTAAGTTAAGGCAAACTACTGCTCAGCTATATAGTTCTAGTAGTGATTTAGACAATACACTATTAGAAGAAGTAGAACAAACTTCTCAACAGATAAAATCATATCCGATATATTATGTAGATACACCGGGTACCGTTGCAGATATAGCATCTACCATTGATTACTTTTACGAAAATAAAGCTAAAGGCAAAAAATTTGTGATCATACTTGATCATACTTTACTTGTTGAAGGTCAAAATCGTGAAAGTGCACTACAAGTGATTTCCGATTTACAGAAACTGTTTATTAGAGTAAAAAAGTTTCCAGATACTACAATAATACAGTTATCACAGATGAATCGTAATATCGAAAATCCTGAAAGAATTAATAATCCATCTATGCATTATCCAATGCGTAGCGATATATCTTCCGCTGATACTATTTTTCATGCATCAGATTACGTTATATGTATTCATAGGCCAGAGCTACTCAATATACAGAGTTATGGACCAAATCGTCTACCAGTAAGAGATAAAGTTTATTTGCATATTCTAAAGAATAGAGATGCAGGTGAATGTTCTATACTTGAGTTTGACAATGACCTTAAATACAATAACTTAATTGAGACTATACGAGAAGATGAACCAGTAAGGAAGATTTCGTTTAGTAATAACAATTAAAAAGGCTGAAAATTATGAAATCATATACATTTACATTACCGAAAAATACTAAGAGTGCAAAAACATATAAGGAGTCTTTAATGGACCGAGTAATTAACGCTTATCCTTGGATGACTGTAGAAAGTAAGAGTGATTATCCTTCTTGCAGTTATGGCATCGAATATGCTGGTGCAGGTGATATTATTACTTTAGGTTTAAGTAAGACTCATAATATTGGATGGTTGCCGAAGGAATGCGCTAATTGTCCGTTTAAGTGTTGGGGAGATAATGTAATTAATTTCGACTTAGAAACAGAATTCTTCAAGGCTATTAATGCACTTGATATTTATGCAAAGGAACATTGTCCGTTTGATGTTGACTATGACTTTAAAGATGAGTTTGGTACTCCAGTTAAAATCTTTGATAACTTCGTACAGATTGGTTATGAAGTAATTCCTATTGCATTTGGTTCTTTGAACTATTTAAAACCGAAGACAAAGAAAACTATTATCGATATCACGATTAATATTAAGAAACGTGGTTTGTTTTAATTAAAATATCTTATTCCATATTATCAGAAATTATCAGAACTTTATCAGAGGAATACAAAAAAATAAAAGCTTTTATGATTGTATTACCAAAAGAGAAAGTAAAAGCTAAAGTAGAAAATCCTAGATTTTTGATTTTATTTGGTAAACCAAAAGCTGGGAAAACTACTTTAGTTGCAGCACTGGATAACAATCTAATTATTGATTTAGAAGGTGGTTCAGAGTTCTTAGAGGCATTAGCTGTTCAAGCTAGATCTGTAAAAGATTTAGGTGATATAGCTAATGCAATAAGAGAGATTAAAAAGGAAACTGGTAAATATCCTTACAAATATATTACTATAGATAATGCTACACGTCTAGAAGAGATGTGTATGAGCTTTGCTATACAGCTTTATAAAGCTACTCCAATGGGTAAAAAGTACGAAGGTACAGATTTAAGAACATTACCTAATGGGTCTGGTTATTTATATATAAGACAAGCTGTAAGAAAAGTTATTGACATGTTCCGTAGATTATGTGATAACTTTATACTTATTGGTCATACTAAAGATAAGTTGATTAATAAGAATGGCGAAGAAATGGCAGAAATGTCGCTTGATTTAGTAGGTGCATTAGCAAATATTATATGTGGTGAAGCAGATGCTGTCGGCTATGTATATAGAAAAAAGAATGAGACACATATCTCATTTGAAGGCGGAGATAATTCTGTTATTGAAGCTAGAGCACCTCATTTAAGAGGAAAGAATATAGTAGTAGCAGAGAGTGATGAGAATAATAACATCACTACTTATTGGAATAAAGTTTATTTACCTGAATAATTAAAAATAAGATATTATGATATTTAGTACAGAATTAGCAAATGAAGTAAAGTTGTCAGATAATAGTAATAATACTAAGTACTTGGAAGCAGGTATTCATGACAATGTTAAGTTTGTATCCGCAAAGTTTGCAGAGTCTCCTACGGGAAAGAAGTTCATCGAATTTACTTTTGAAAAAGATGGTAAGAGTCTTGTTCATACTGAATGGGAACCAGCTGTTCGTGAAAGTGATACTGAAGAACAGAATCAAAGTAAAGCTACTAACCAGGTAACTCGTATTATGCGTATACTTAAGTGTTTCTATCCTAAGAATGTATTAGCGTTCAGTGGCAGTTCTTATAAAGAATTTGCTAACTGGGTAGTAACAATGCTTAATAGTGCTAATAAAGATATTTTACTTAAAGTAAAAATAGTTTATAATGATAAGGGTTATACTACACTTCCTAGTTATGTTAAGTTTGCTTCTATTGAACCTATGAATATTCCTATGGGTTTCTATGAAGAAGGTAAGAATGAAAGCATGATTAGAGAAATTACAGGTATCGATCAATTTACTAAGCCAATTGTTGCAGATAAGGAAGTTAAAGAGGTTAACCCTCTTACTACTACTGTAAGTGATCAGCCTAGTGATGATCTGCCTTTCTAATTTTGTAGATAATCCTATAAGCCGCCTACGCTAGGCATAGTATAGCGATACGTGAGTAGCATGCCGCTATGTGAGATAAGAAGCAATCGACGGTAATACGCCGAATGTGAGGTGTGACGGAGGCATCAAAATTCATAGAATAGGGATAGCATGCACTCACGTTTTCATGATAGTAATGGTTAATTAAGGTTCGATTCCTTAGCTATCGCTAAAAATATATCATATGGTTTACGATACAACAAAAATAAAAGATAATGTGAGTATTACTTTAGATTGGATATTATCTAAAGTAACTGAGTATGATATATATGCAGCGTACATTGGTAATTTTAAAGTAGGCATGATATATAATTCACCATTAAGAAAGGATAAGACACCTTCTTTTGGATGTTATTATAGTAAAAAAACTAAACAGTTAATGTTTAAAGACCATGGTACTGGAGAATGTGGTAATATAATTAAGTTTGTATCACTATTCACAGGACTAACTAACTATTCAGATATACTCAATGATATAGTTAATAAACTTAAAATTACTAATGATACGAAACTCGTTAGCTCTAAGCAATATATACCGTCAACCGAGACAGTAATTGGTATTGTAAGACAAGACTTTACTCTAACAGATATCAATTACTGGTCTCAGTTTAATATTTCTACCACTACTCTAAAGAAATTTGGAGTAAGTAGTATAAAATATTATCTATGTAACGGAGTTGTAAAGGGTATTTACAAGGATAGTAATCCTATGTATGCTTATAAGGTTTATAATAATTTTAAAATATATAGACCTTTAGCAGATAAATATACAAAGTGGCGCAATAACCTGACTGAGAACGACATTCAGGGGTTTAAACAGTTACCTAAAACTGGAGATATACTCATTATTACAAAGAGTATGAAAGACGTCATGTGTTTATATGAGATGGGTATTCCAGCAATAAGCCCATCATCAGAGTCTACATTTATCCCAGATAAGGCTCTAAACCAGCTTAAGAAGCGTTTTAAACGTATAATTATCTTATTTGATAGAGATACAGCTGGAGTTAAATACCTTCGTAAAATGAGCCTTAAAACAGGCTTAGAAGGAATGTTAGTCCATAAAAAGTTTAAAGCAAAAGATATATCTGATGCAGTTAAGCTTAATGGATTTGAAACTATTAAAAATTGGTTATATGAAGAAATTTATTAAAAAAGTTGGCTTTATATTATCTATTCCATTAGTTTGGTTATTAGTAATATATAATATACCTACTTTCTTATTAGACTATATAATAAACTGGTTACGGTCTACTAGTAATATGGCTAATATAATAAGGTGTTGGAAATTACTCAAATTTGGAGTAATTAGTCTATACAATAATAAAGACGTAACATTAGAAAGTACTATAAAAGCATATAATAAGGATGAATGGATTACATTTAATAGTACAAAAAAAATAAAGGTTAATGAGAAGAAAAAAATAGTTAAATAGTAAAGTACGAAATGCAACTCCAAATGAATATGATGGAATTAAATTTCGTAGTAAACTTGAAACTTATACATATAAAAAGCTGAAAGAAGCAAATATCATGGCAGATTACGAGATGCATCGATATGAACTACTTCCAGCTTTTACTTTTGATAATAAAAAGTATAGAGCAATGACTTATCTACCTGACTTTGTAGGAGATAACTTTATTATTGAATGCAAAGGATATCCTAATGAAGCCTGGCCTTTAAGAGAGAAACTATTTAGATATTACTTATATAGTAACAATATACAGGTTGATTTCTATATAGTCCATAATCAAAAGGAGGTAGATGAGTTAATAAAAAAACTGAAAAAATGATACTATTTTATAGTATAATTATATATAAACTAACTAAAACTTTATACCATGAGAATATGCGCAATAAGTGATATACATGGTCATTTAATTAATATACCAGAATGCGATGTGTTATGTATAGCAGGAGATATAGTAAATTTACTTGCTCAGAGAAGTAACGAAAAATCAGATAAATTCTGGTCTATTACTTTTGTCAATTGGGTAGACAAATTACCGTGTAAAAAGGTAATTGTAGTTCCAGGAAATCATGATATTTATATAGAAAATCTTATTAATGATATTGTAAAGGATTTGAGTTGGCAAGATTTTAAGACTAAGATATCAACTTTAACTAATGATAAAGTAGTATTTCTTGTTGATGAGTTATATGAATATGAAGGAATAACTTTTTATGGAACTCCTTGGATAGCTCCTATACATTGGCAAACATGGGCATTTGAAGATATTCAGAATGAATATGATGAGTATATATGCCCATATGAAAAGATACAAAACTGTGATATACTTATTACTCATGAAAATCCTAATTATAATGAAAAGCTTGAACATTACTGTTTTGGTAAGTATAAGCATCATTTTTTTGGGCATTGGCATGATGGTATATCATATGGTCATTTAAATCAATATAACTGTAGTATATTAACCGATAGTTATCTTGAAAGAGAAAGACCTAAAATAGTAACTATAGAATTAAGTAAGAATGATAATTGATAAACCGTATTATGAAGACAATACGAGAATATCAAATTCTGCTATTGGTTGGTTCTTGAAGAAAGGACCACGTTTCTATCGAGATATGATAGATGGAAAGGAAGAAGGATTAAAACTTCCTCAGCTCGAAAGGGGTACTATGATTCATGAATATATATTACAACCAGAGGATTTCTGGAATGATTATGTAATTCTTGATTATGAAGTACCTAAAGTAAAACAACAAAAAGATTTCTGTGAGATTTATGCTAATTCATTAGAACTCATAGAGGACGATAAAAAGATTGCTGCATACAAATCTGCATACAGTAATTCAAAAAGCTCTGAAATCGTCTTAAAAGAAGCTACAGAGCTATGTAATCGTTATGCTGATTACATTAAAGCATTACGTAGTGAAAAAGATAATCGTAAAGTAATATCTTTTGCTGATTTAAATATGCTTAAAAATATTAAGAATAATATTGATAATCATAAGAAAGCGAAAGAGTTATTAGAAGATATTCCTGGAGTAGAATCTCATAATGAGTTTCATATTAACTGGGAATTACCTGTTGATGATTGGATTGCGCCTTGTAAGTCTTTACTTGATAGATGTATATTCGATCATATAAATAAGAAGATTACTTTAATCGACTTAAAAACAACTAGTGATGTCTATAATTTTAAACATTCTGTAGAAGAGTTTGATTATTATAGACAGATAACTTATTATTTGCTTGCAATTAGTTGGTATATGAAAGATCAAGAAATTGATATTTCAGATTATGATTGTGAAGCATATATTATTGCTATTCAAACAAATAGTAATAATGAAATAAGAGTATTTAACATGTTTAATGAAACAGAGTTAGAATCTCAAAAAAACAAAATTATCACAGCATTATCAGAATTATCATATCATTATCAGAGTAATAATTGGGATCATACTCACAATTATTATGAAGGTGATGGAATCGAAGAACTTTAAAACAAGATATCTGATAATGTTTTACTTATTTCCTATGATATGTGAAACAAAGAAAGACTTTGAAATACTCTACCATCCCAGAATGAAAGGAGTATACATAGGAGATACAAATAAACCAGAATGGGAAGAAAAAATAGTAATTCTATTTAAAACATGTGCACCAAAAAAATTTAAAGAATTCTTTAAAGAGAACACATATAGTTATATGAATTACTATGAAAACATAGATAATAATCTTTATGAAATATTATCATTTCAGATACCACCGAAATTCAAAAACGATCTAGCCAAGATATTAAACAACAAATTTTCGGAGGTATCGGCACCATTTAGAGAACATGTTGATTGGATTTCTTTTCCACAAAATAGTTACGACTATTGGACAAATAACAATTACTCACATGGTAAATTATGGGAAATAGAAAAACATGAAATAAAATTAAATCTAAATGGTGTATAATAAATAAGGGTATACTTAATTGTATACCCTTATTTTATATGTTTGAAGTAAGAACCCGAGCTAGCGAAATTCTATTATCTACCTTTTATAAAATATGTCATTTCATTTTGAATATTTTGGAATCTATGAATCTAACCAGAACCAGGAATAAGATTAACCAGTTTGTCCAATAACTTATTATCAATCATATGAGTATCATTGTTATATACTTCTGTAGGATTAGTAAACTACAGTAATACATTATGAACATCCTATATAACTCTTGTTGCAGGAAATGGATCACGGAAAATCTTAATAAAAGAAATTGGATTTAAAAAAGTTAAATCTGTATATAATCTATATGCCTAATATTTTAACATATTAACCACAACACTATCGTCATCATCGTCACCAGAACCGATACACATAAATATTAAGAATGCTAAAGTAGCTACAGCTAATTCAGTAACAGTTCTAACAATATTTTCACGTTCCCAATCCTTTAATTCTCCAAATCTTCTTGATGTAACTTTATTTCTTTCAGTTCCCTCAATCTACACTCCAACATAAGAAGCTAATCTTGGGAATAAATCTAACCCTATGTATCTACCAAATGTTCTATACATACCATTATTTCTAGTTTCTAAGGTATCATTATAGGTTTCTCTACCAACACGTCTTGCTATGAAATTCTATATCCATCTACGTAAGGACAATCCGAACCAACCTATAGCGTTACTTTCTACAGCGACTGCTGCATTCTTACCATCATAATTACCATGTAGTCCCATTAATATTTCACGCATTTTTAAAGATATAGAATTCTATATATTAGGATTAAAATTAGCTACTCTACTGTCTGTAATCTTTAGCTGATTGTTTTCATCAAAGTCTATAAAATCATACATAGAACCTAATACATTACCATTGGCATCTTTAGCTTCCATCTTAAGTAGATAAGCTATCACAAATTTACCCTATATCCAGCGTTCCCCCAATGTAGATAAAGCGTGCCCATAATCACCTAACCCGTTAGACATTACTCCGCGTATTGTTACATTTTCAGTACCATCAAATATATGAAGCCATTGACATATCTTATTTAATTTACTTTCAGGAGTAACTCTGTACGCATCTGCAATCATGGTATTTATTTCACTCATAAATATTTTATGAGCTTTACCAAATGTCTTTAAATCAATATATTTACCGGCAAAAGCTTCTTCTAAACTATGAACATCTCCGGTAAGTATATTATTAATAGCAGATACCATGTTTAAACTCATTACCTTAGTAGATGAAAATCTACTTATAGCTTTTAAGAAAGAACCAACGTCTATCTTACGCTCCATATTAGGTAACCCTATTGTACCCATATCAGCAGTACGTTCACTATAAAATACCTATTTAACCCACGCATCAAATAAATTCTTCGTATGATATTGCACTTCGTTGGCCATTTGCTATGTATTAGAATTAGACTACTTGTCAGTATACGTAGATCTTGATGATAGCACAGATTGAGTATATATTACTAATTCTTCAAGCTATTGTTTTACTTTATATGTGTTAGCTGCATCATAATACCTTAAAAATATATCAGGAAGATTAAATGACTACCTTTCTTCAGTTAGATATTTACCGGTATACGGCATTGGTACTTGATATACTCTATTACCATTTTCATTAACAAACACTCCTCTAGCGACACCCTATTCATCTTCCATAATAGTAAATGCATCCTATATACCTAATTTAGCAGCCGAATATACAGAATGAGTTACAGCCTCTTCGTATTTACTCTTTATTACAGATGGTAATCTACCATTAAGTCTTAATGCAGTAGGTAAGTTATATGAGTTGCCCTCATTACTACTTATTTCACTAAGTAATTCCCATAATTTACGTTTACTATCATCCTTACTTAAGGACATCATTTTTTCATACTTACTGTTGTTATACTTTGGGTTAGGCTTTCGATACTTAATATCCAAAGTAACGTCTAAATTGACTAAAAAGTCTACAATATCAGAAGGTAATGGATTAACTTTAGCATACATTAACTTTTGCCAACTAGTTTTAACACCTTTATCGAAATTATCGAATATGATTTTAATGTATTTTTCTCGGTCTTTTTGGTTCTTTATGGACTACTGAGCAAAAGCTGTAACTTGTGTTTTAAATTCTTCTGAATAAGCTTCTTGGTCTACTATTGGATTATTTTCATTATGCCATTCACGTATTGCTTGTCTCCTCTGATCGGCAGTCAATGTCTGTTTATTATTTAGATCATACATGAATAAATCTAAAGCGTTTCTATATTCCGACGAAATAGAACTAACCAAATAACATTTACCATCTTCAGTAATATCTACAAAATCGTCAAATACTTTACGCATATCGGATAAGTTACCATACCCATATTGTTTATAATAGGCTTTTAGTAGTTTGTCTAGTTTAGAACGCATAGATATAAACTTATGGTTGACTTCAAGCATACCGTTATCATAAGCTCTAACCATAGCCTGTACAAAAGGGTCAGCAGATTCATATACTGAAGAAAAATATTGTCCTACAGCGTTAGCTTCAAAGCAAGAATCAGCTATTTCAGTTTGAGCTTTTAACCACCTATTTTCTTCTTTTTTAAGGTATTCTTCATTAGCTGCAGCCCATTCATCAACAAACTGTTTTCTACGAGCTCTAAACTGTTTACCAGTTTCCCCATCTTTCATAGGATATTTCTTAGTATATTCATCTTCTTTTCTTTCTAAAATACGAGCCCTATAAGCGCTTATTCCAGAAGATATTGTATTAAGGTATAATTCTCTACCTTTACTGGTATAAGCACCTTTAATTACAGCTATTTGCTGCTGCAGTATTGCGCAATTCTTTACTATTTTCTACATATCAGACTTATTAAATAAGTCTTCATTAGCATTAACAAAACTTAATAATTCTGATATAATATCGTATGAAGTAGCAACTTGATAGTATTGATGTAATTTTGATAAAGACCAACTCGCTTGATCTCCTTGTTTATATAAATCTTGAAGAACATCAACCATACGTTTTAATTGGTCTGACGAGTATTGTATATAAGACAGCATGGCGTCAATTTCAGCCATATTGTTTAGCTTATTTAATTGCACAGAACTACGATAAGCTGCGGCACTACGTCCTCTCAAACTATTAATTTGTGTTTGTGCATCTAATTTATTGCGTATTTTAGCAAGTATCTCTAACGCATCATCCATAGCTTTGACAAAACGTTTACCATCTTCTGGAGTAGCAAAATCAGAGTAGTCTTGATACATTTTAGCATTAATGTCACGCTTTACCGTAGAACTTTGCTAAATCCACTGTATACCGTGCTTTTTGTCATTTATAGGCTTGTTTTCAAATTCACCCTATTCATTTTCTGCAGAACCAAATATAGTACTAGCACCGATGTTAATAATTCCATCAACATCGTTTGTCTCATAAACTAGCGGTATAATACCTCTCTTAGTTACATTGATACCTATTTTTTGCATCATTTTTTGATACAATGATAACTGAAAATCGTAGCTCTCCTCACTGGATTTTGGGGAATACTTTTTACTATTAGCATATAAGAAACCACTAAATTTCTTACCGTTTTGTTTAGTATTTTTACCATTATGCTTAACCAATTTGGTTTTAAAGTCTAATACAATGTATTCTCCAGTTTTCTTATCACGCATTATTAAGTCAGCAGTACCAGCGGTAGCCACCTATTCATCATACAACATTGCTTCAGAAGCTACAAAATCGTAATCATTTAGTAGCTAGTTAACGAATAAATTAATTTTTATAGCTGCATCTCTAGATATACCACTGTATCTATTTACATTAAAATTACCAGTAAACGCGTCTTCAAAAATGCTATGTATTAATGTACCTCTAGCTCTTGCGTCATTAGATAATTTCTTTTGGTCCATATCTTCTAAGCTATCGTCATACGTACTATATCCATACTATTTCTTTCGTTCTGAAACAGATGTTAGTTCTATGTTAGTATCTCTAGAATGATAAACGTGCGAAGCTGAGTCAAATACTAAACCATTAGCCATCTTACTTAAAGCTAGCTATGCCTCCTATACAGTAATATTGGCCGGTTGATTACGAATACCAAATAACTCGTTAGTTTTATTACCCAAGTCACGGCTCTCTAAAAACGCATCTGTAATAGCTCCTAATAACGCTCTCTTACGCAATTCAGAACTAAAGAATGACTTAATCCAATCTAATAATTTGGTATACCACTTACGTTGCTCACCATCCATTTCAACCACACGTTCACCAATAGCTTGAACTAATTTTTCTTCAGAACCAAATAGTTTTAACCCCTCTTTCATTATATCGGAGTCTTTAAACATATTATAATAGTAATGAGCATACTCGTGTGGTAAAGTATCTCTTCTGCCATTAACATAGTCTACTAATACTTTCAGAGATTGTAAATCTATTTCACCAATATTACCGTTAGCTAGCGATTCAACATACTCTACAGATATCTCTGGGAATAGTTCAGATAATAGGTTAGATATTTTCTGAGATGTCAAATGCTCCTGAGCTGTTGTATTTGGTACTCTCTTATTTATCTCTTCTATTTTTTCTGATGTACTTTTCTAAGGAGATACAAAGTCCTATATAGCAGACTAAGCGTCTGTTATTTCACCATCATTACTATCCCAAATACGATACGCAGCCTCCATAGCTGCGTAATTCGTGCCAGTTCTCTAGCCTCTTAATTCAGAAGATTTAAACTCTTCTATACTTAGGGGTTGCCCCCCGAGTTGTTGAACAATCTAATTAAACTGTTCAACAACTTCTTTATTACTTATATTAGGGCAAAACATATATTAACATTTTTTATTACTCTGTTCTTCAGAATTTTTATTCTGTTCAATCTACTGCAATAATTTGGTAGTTCCATCATTATTTATAGATTGTTTAAGATATTGTAATGTATCCTTCATTAATCTATATAAGTCTGGAGTTCTTTCTTCTGTTATTTCAGATATAGAACTATCTGTTAGAAAATCATAGTTAGGAATAACTACTCTATCAAAGTTACCAGAATTCCACAAATCGATTATATCTTTGATTTCATCTTGTAATACTTCTTGTACCTCCTAAAAATCTGAATCATTAAATCTAGCTTCATTTAAATTCATGCCTGGATGGGCGTATTTATAATATTTCATTGTAGATATTGGAGCAGCGTTAGGTAGTCCTCTTAATATTGCGGTTGTTGGATTAATGTATGAACCAAACCCACCTTTACCGTATTTTTCTTTATACCAAGAGTTACCATATTCAGAACCGCCAGATGTTCTATCAAGATTGTCTGTAAATATATACAGCGTTCTTGGATTTGCCTCAGCGATATGTCTATCATAGGGAACTTTAGATAATACTATGCTAGAAGATTTTGTACTTTCTACAGAACCTCTACTTATTATATCCATTCCAGCAGGACCAATATACTTGACCATAGTTACTTGAGGATAAGTTTTGAATATAAATTCGGCTGCTTGTTGAACGTCATCCATACTATTAGCAAGTAAAGATACCACACCAGATAACTCTTTATTAGAACCAATGAATTTATATTCATCTCCTTTTTTAACTAACTGTTGGAACGTAGCTCCAACCTCTTTTGCTCTTTGAACGAAATCCATGTTGAATTGTGTAGGAGATTGTTCTAGTCTAGATAGCACCATATTGGTATTCTTTGGATTAGCGTCAAACATTCCTAAGTAAGGATCATCTGCTATTGGGAATGTTACATTACCCAATTCATCTACATCTAGCATATTTTGACCAATCATACCTTTTCTAGCATTTAATTCATCTTGAACTACGAAATCGTTGAGTTGACTATAATTAGTTGCGTTAAAGAGACTATATTTCTTATTATCCTTTCTCTTAGCTAAGAAATCTGTATTAAATAGCGATATTAAGTTGTTATCATAGTATGCTCCATCAACACGGATACGACTAGAATTATTACTATATTGCTAATAACCCAATTTGCTCATCCTGTAGTATACCGGATTATAATAAGTCTTACCAGTTTTTTCATCATATGACTGTGAAACATTCCCTAGTACATATAATGCCGGGGTACTAGTTCTGGATGTCTTAATTTTAACGTATTTTGCGTATCTTGCACCTCTCATATCTGTTCTAGCTTTAAACGCATACTTTTTAAATACAGCAACAGAACCATCACCACTTAACATTAAACCGAAGTTACTACCTGCGCCGTAAGTCTTAAATGTTTTGATATATTCATCATCACTGATAGATAACTGCAATATAGCTTGATTTACCAAACCGTCAATATCGTTAGCATATCTATCCTGAGCAATATATTCGTTCAATGTTATCTTACTACCATCTACATATGCCTCAATATTAGCAAGTTCTCTAATTGGTAAAGCATCGTAGAAGGTAGTTCTTACAGCTGTACCAAATGATGCATCAGTACCACCTGTTTGATAGAACTGCATTACAGCAGCATCAGTAATCCATTTTCTAACTTCAGGGTTAGAACTATGAAACATTTCAGCGATACTGTCTGTAACAGCTTGTTTAACAACAGGATCATTAGTAACCATATTATTTACTATAAAGAACATTGGAGCGTTAGATTTTTTACGTATAGGAGCATGTTTAATCATATCGAAGAAATCTACACCAATACCCTCTTGCATACACAATTGTTCTATTCTATCGTATCTCGCTATTACAGATCTCTGTTTATCACAAAACAGTGTATATAACGGTTTAGTATTTATAGTACCGTCTGGATTAGCAAATTCATTGATAACGTATTGGTCAAAGAATCCTTTTAATACTACTTGTTTTAACTTAGGAACAGCTCTACGTAAGAACTATTTACTAAATTGTCCTTTCTTATTAAATGTGGTACATAACTTATCAGAAGCCTGTTTAAACGTTTGAGAATTCTCTAAGAAAATGTTACCAAACATATCCATCGCAGTTCTAACAGAATTCAATTTTTCTTTTAAGAACGATTGTTCAAACAAATTATAAGGAGACTCAAACATTAAGTTATATACTGAATTGAAATCGTCCACATTCTATAAGAAACCCATTAATTCAGTAGAATTCTTACCATACTTTTTAGTATCTACCTACGCTACAGTAATAGCTTGTCTATATCTTTGAGCAATAGATTTCAAATAAGCATAAGCTTTAATATAATGTTCTTGCGCTTCACCATCGTGCCCATTAAGATTATTTTTTAAAGCTTCCGTAGTGAATAGCTCAGGTCTTATTTCAAACTTACTAACTTCTTCTTTGATAGCTTTTACTCTGAAAATAGCTTCCTTTGAATCATTCAACAACGATTCTACGTATGATTTTACTCCGGGTTGTGCTAAGAATCTAAACGAATTGTTGCCAAATCCTCCAGCTATAAGCATACTAACTACATCAAATGTTTCAGCATTAATGTTAGAACGACCAATATAGTTATCCTTAGCAGCATCCACTGCAGCATTAATCATAGCAGAAGTAGTATCAAGAATATATGCAACGTTTATAATTGGCAAACCTTTATCATCTGATTCCTTTGTTCTTATGTATTCCATACCAAATCCAGTAATACCTATTTTTTCCAATTGAGGATCATTTATGAAATTTAAGTCACAAGTTTGAGTAAAGTACTGGAATACAGAATTAAGTGCCATAGGCCCAATAGTAGAATCAGAACCAGAGTTCTGAACCCTCATCTATACTTGATGAGCAGGGTTTAAAGAGAATCCGTCAGAATTATTTTTCTCACTGTTATCTTTCATCTCTTTTGTCATTACTCGCTTAATAGGAGCTGTACATACGTCCAACGGGGTAGTTGTATGTAACATATTATTTTCGCTCGTAAGTACTGTTTGATAAATATCCAACAATAGATTTTCTCTTTGTTCAAGACTCAATTCATCTATGTGCTCTATTAAGTCTTCAATATTACTATATTTCTCTCTATAATTAACTCTTTCAATACCTCTATCTGTAACAGTATAATTATAAGTAGCAGTAAACAGTTTATCGATATCGAAGTCGGCACCAGTCAAAGCTGTAAGCGTAGTAGGTAACTAAATTATACCACCTTGAGTAGAAGGCAACACATCCACTATTTCAATAGCCATAGTAGAGTTTTGACCCTGAGTAGGCACACGGTAAGCTAACGAGTTAAGTTTATCTTTATTATCTAATATAAATCTACGTTTATCTGTAAAACTCTTGAAATCATTATATTTTGCAGATAATGCTTTGTTTTTCTTAGCTTTGTTTATAACATCGTTAAACAACATTATAGATATTCTAGCCTGCATTCTAGTAACCAATTTACCATTCTCGTCATATTCTCCAGGAGATAATAATTCTTTATCGAATGATACTCCCTTTTTCAACGGATGGTCTTGATCAAAACCAGCACTAACTATCTGATACAACGGTATACCTTTGATGTGTGTGTCTACAATTATTTTACCAACTTGAGATAACAGTCTAGTCTGCATCTAATTTACACTAGGTAATAAAGCGGGATTAGTTATAAAGTTACCATCGGCATCTAATTGGAATGCATCTATAGTAGATTGTGCGGCACCAGATTCTTCTAATACCTCTCTTAGCTTTTTAACTAATGTCTATCTACCTTCTTTATCCAAAGAACCATCTGGTTTAAAACCATATTGAGATAAGAATTTATTAAAGCCTTCTTTAGTAAGAGAGTTAAATACTTGTGAATACAACTTATTAAGGTTCTCACCGGATACTAGTTGATTGCCAAAATCATAACTATGCCCCACCGTGTTAAGCATTACCACTTTAGTAAGCTGTGTTAACAAAGAAGCATCATCGTGAGTATGCATATCAGTATCTAACTGTTTAAGTAGTTGGTCAAACCACTGTAAAGATGATGGAGCGTTATATAAGGACTGATTAAATTTACCTTCATGGTCATATAGCTGATAACCGAACATACCTCCTGACTTGGTAGAAGAATCTAATTTAAGCACGTGTATATTCCTATCTAACATTAGTTTATACATGTGTTCTGCTTCATGATCTTCTGTAAATATCTTAAACAGAGGAGCAAGTGCAGTCTTATCATATACTGGTATGTATAGTTTATCTTCACGAGAAAGTATACCTCCCTAAGGTCTATTACCGTAATGAATATATTTTAAAGCGGTGGTATCAATCTTAGGAGTACCGTCTTCATTTTCGAGATAACTAAGTATTTTACCTCTATACTTTTCTCTCAATTCTCTGTGTACAGGAGAATTCCATTTATCTTCTGTATTATACTAATAATCTCCATATAATATACGAGAATCGTGAACAAAACCTTCTAACTCAGCGTCACTTATACCAAGTACTTTTGCAGAATTTTTAATTACTTGCCAATCATTAGGATAAGCTTCTCTATTATTATAGAACTTATATAATTCATCATAATGTTCCATAAATATATAACAAGCCTCTTCCGTTTGATTCCAACCGTCGTCACTGCGTTGTCTTAACTCTCTAAACATACTAGGAGAAATCCAAGTAGTGGCATCAGTATAATCTTGCGATAAGTAACCGGCGTAACGATTCAGAACATCTTTTACAATAGCTTGTGCAACTATTTCATCACCGTAATTTTCCAAGAAATTCTTATAAGGAGCGAATACACCATTAAACACTTCTTGTTTTATCTTACCGTCAGCATCAAGTAATTGTTTATAGTCGATTTTTGCGTTTACCTCAGCATCTTCTAAATTAACATCATAATCAATCGCTACATCAATGCCGAGCGTTTTTCTAACCAAACCTTCGTAAACATCATAATCTATCAATTTAGTAGTCTAAATAGTAAGCGTATTATACGTACTACTTTCTGTTAAATCCCTACGCTCATCTACAGACAATTGATGCTTTTGAGTACCACTAGAAGCATTCAAACCAAACGTAGATACAGGACCAGAATAACGTTTAGTCATCTTATCAATAGTTTTACGATAACTTTTACCACCTGCGCCGTAATATGCCATATCCCCTTGAACAAGTTTCTCATATTCAAGTATATCTGACATATGACGTATTACAAATGTAGCTATCATCGCGTCCTTGATTTGGTCATCATTTAGAGTTTTATACGTTTTCTTGAATCCAGAAATAAGATTATTAGGTATAACATCATAAGCTTTATTAAGTTTCATATCACTTTTTGCGAAAGCGATATTGGGTAATAAAACTTCATTAGCCACAATGTTCAATAAATCCGCATTATCTACAGTTAACGTATTAATATCAATACCTCGTTCATTGAGCTTATCTGCAACTTTCTAAAAATGTCTATGCTTATAACCAGCTCCTTTTCTTAAATCTATATGCGCATCATCAAATGAAACTACTCTATCTTTACTATCCTTTACAGCTTCGTTTTTAGACGATTTAAAATGATAAGTAACGGTTAATTTATTTAACTCATTGTTTAACATTTGTATTGCATCTTCACGTAAATTTTCAGGTAAAATAGTAGCATTAAATAATTCTCTTTGTTGAGAAACGCTAAGATTAGAAAAACTTTCAACTGTATGATTGGTGCTAAGTATTTCATTAAGTCTAGAGATAAATTTATCCCTAGTATCTTTAGCTTGTTTAATAGCATTTACTTCATCTAAGAAATAACCGGCAAATATTTTTTTAGCACCTTCATTAACAATCATATTTGTACCAGAAGCCGATTTAATAAATGAAATAGGCTGTTCTAATGCTTCTATAACTACTCCTTGTAAGTCTGCTGAGAACTTTTTATTTGCCAATACAGGGAAAGCGTGATTACCCAACCATTTACCATTACCATCCATTTCAAGTACAGTAACCATACGATTTATGTATTCTTCCTTAGCAAAAGCAAATTTATCAGATTTAGAATTAGCATAGTCACCCTCAGACATGGTCTGTAAACGAGTATTCATTTTAGAATCCTTTAACTATTTACTATGCAACCACAAAGAATGTTCAGCATATGGACTTTTCATTTGATAGTTCTTCCATTCAGTAGCTTCACGTTCTTTAGAATCACTATTGTAGTGAGGTTTTGTCCATAATTTAAACAACCTACTAATATAGTTAAATGCCCCAATAGTGTATATTCTTACATTTTTAGGTCCGTTCTAAGACATTGACTTCTATTGTCTAGGAGAATACTTACCTAAGTTCTTTAAGAAATTCTGTACTTGAACATTATTATCTATTACTTTCTGTACTTTCTGTTTAATACTATCCTACTCAGACAATATATCTTTAACCGTTAGATTGGTAAAGCTAGTGTTTATCAAATTAAGTACATTCTTAAGAGTATCAACCTAAGCTTTAGAAATTCTATCATTTTCTACTAAGAAACGCATTAACATATCTACAGATTGTTTTAATTCTTGGTCACCTTCTACGAACATGCCAAAACCGTCTACTTGATACATCTTCTTAAGAAGATCTGTTAACCTTTCTTTAAATTTATTAACATCTATAGTTATGTTAGATAGTTGACTTATTGCTTTTTCTATAGCTTTCTTTTCTTCAGAACCATTGTATTTATTCTTTTCAACATCATATTCTCTACTACGATCAGCTAACGCCTCCATAATAGAACGGACTATGACTGCTCTAGCTTTAGTGGTAACCTCATTTACATTGCCACTAGTACTTCTAGCATTTATAACCTATGGTTTGACAATATTACCATCTTTATCGCGTTCTGCTTCAGTAACATCGTAAACGTTATTTTCAAAACTATGCTGATACCTACAAACGCTGGCAAAGAACTTATTCTATAAGGATTTATTTACTTGAGGATCCTCATCCTAAGTAAGACGTTCCAGAATTGCCGCTACATCTACCTGATCTTTATTCTACTCAAGTACGCTCATCATTTCTTTTTCAGAAATACAGTCTTGAAGTAACTCGGTAAATCTGATATACAATTGACCTGGATTATCATAGTTAAACATACCATTTGAGTTATACTTATTATTTCTAGAATCTTCAGAAGTAATAGTATAGAATAATATTTTAACAGATAATGCTGCGCTATTCCACATATTTCTTTGTAACGAATCTCGCTCTTCAGAGAAACCTAAATTCAGAGATTCTTCGTCAGCAAGTTCTGGATCTTCGTCAGATGTTAATTCTTCAGTATCTTCTGTATTTTGATCTACTCCTTCATTAATTTCTTGAGTTTCATTATCTTCAAGAGTTGATAATAATTGATTAGGGTCTTTCTTTTGATTAGATATTTTAAATTGTCTACGTAACGTATCATTTATAATGCCTTTCCAAGCTTTCCAAGCTTCATCAGTAAGTATGGTATCATAAATAGTTTTAAGGTTATTAAACCTAATTACATTGTCAAAGTCATTGCGTTCAAATGCTTCCATAATGCGTTGACTAAGACCATTATAATCTGCTTGAAGTTCCCCACGTATACCATCAAGTGCCGCATCAATATCTGTATAATTATGAACAGTATCCAGTAATTTACTATTATTTACTACTTTATCAAGTAATGTTCTAAGTATCTAATTACGTTCAGTAATAGTTCTAGCAATAATAGTACCTTTACTGTCAGTTATACCAGACATTGGAGCAGTCCTAAATATCATTCTAAATAATTTGAAGTTATTTTTAGTAGCTTTTGCATACGCATATCTACCGCTATACATATCCTAGAATAGTTTATCAATGCCTCTGTAATTAGGGTGAGTACGCAAACCAAATATCTTACGTATCATCTTAGAACCAGTATCATATACTTTCTAGAAGAACTTAACAAACTTATTATTACTGTAAAAACCATCTATACCCTGATTAGAATATTTATTTACGAAATCCTTAAACAGATCTGCTGCAAACTCTTCAACCTACTGGTTAGTCATATCTGCTGTTTCGGGATAAGTACTTCTAATATCCGAGTATAACTGTTTTCTTTCTTTTTCAGACAGCACAAACAAACTAATTCTATGAAACGCCTCATGGTCCATTACACCAGCGGCTACTTGCCCATTAGCAGATTTATATATGCGCATAAATGATTCACAACATTGACCAAACACGTATACATACGCTCTACGATTGGTATCAAAAGTAAATGGAATATCACTAGTGAATTGAATCTCAGGATTACCTAGTATTCTTATCGCTCTAGCTTGAGCTACTTTATAATCTTCTTTTTCAACGTGATTATCTAAGAACTATACGGCTTTACCGTAAAGAGGGTTAGATCTACGCCATTCTTTATACTTATAAAATAAATCAGCTAAATTAGTTTTGTATAGATCTTGAGTAAACTTACCTAGATCCGTTATCATTCCGTGATTTTTACCATACTCTAATATTACAGATCTTATATAATCCATATCTTCTGTAATATTTGAAGTAGCTAATTTAAAGTAATTCAAATTATTTAATAAAGAAGCAGCAATTTTTTCAACTTCATTTAAATTACTTGCTGGAGCGATTGAAGCACTTGTTACCGGTGTTACAGTAGCTGCTACAGTAGGAGTAGTTGCAGTTGGAGTAGTGCCCTAAGATAGATTTATAGGAGATGCAGCAGGTTTTACAGATTGTGAAACAGCAGCAGGAGCAACGGTAGGGGCAGCAGAAACAGGTGCACCTTGTAATTGTATAGGCGATGCTGGAGCTGCTGGAGCAGCTATTTGCGGTGCTGCAAAAGGAACAGGTGTCTGAGATACCTATGCGATCTACTGTTGAACCTATTGTTGTGCAGGTTGAATTGTAACTTGTTGTGCTACTTCTTGTGTAAGCGGTATTCTTACCTTCACCGTTTTACCGGTGTTATCTACAACATTAATATTATATGCCTTATAAGGAGTTCCGTCTGCTTTGGTTTCACTCTACATTTGTTTTAGAAGACTTAAAAGTTCTTCTTGAGTGAACTACCTAGACCCATTTACACTATAAATATCATAACCATTTGTAACATCTGATAACCCATTTTTAGCAGCTTCCTAGATAATAAAATTACTCAATGAATCTACAGTATAATCTATTTTCTAAGTTACTTGTTGAGTTACTATCTAAGGCTGTTCTACTGCTTGTTGAGGTTGATTAATTTGCTGAGAGAACTAACCTACTGGTATAAATGATTCTGTTGCAGCAGCTCTTGCGCTAGCTGCACTGTTTGAATTTTTAGGGTTACTAGGATTAGGTATGGAGTCGTTGCCAGTAAATGGATTATCTAAAGCAACTATAACGTTGCTATACATTCTAGCACCTTTATCTGGATTTATATCGCTTCTAACTACACCTTTACTAATAACATAATGTTGATAGTTTTCTTCAGCGTCTAATTCAAATACATAGCTTTCTTTAACTAACCCACTTCTTTTAAACTCAGAATCATCAGTAAGTTCAATCTTTGCAGATAAACCAACATTTGCATTGTCATTTAGTAATTTAGCTCTATCTACTCTAATTTGCTTTCTGTCCTATAAGAATTGAATCAATTCGCTAATATTAGTATCGTCTAATGTTTTGGAACCGAAATGAATCTAACCACTATTATCAACAAATAGCAAATTAGCAAATGCGCTACTAGAACTATCATTTTCTATTCCTTCTGTACCTATGTGAATAATAGATTCTAGTAATTGACTTACTGTAGCATCTGTAGTAATACGGTATCCTGGTACAATGTTAGAAGGAATGTTACCGTTATATGACAGCTCTCCAGTACGTACAGCGTCTAGTATTTTAGCGATAAATGTAGCTTGATGTACGGCTAACTTTCTACCATTTAAATGTACAATCCTACGTTTACCAGATGAGTTCATAAAGGATGGTATAATTAAGTATACACCACCAGGTTGGCCTACTGCTTCATTAACTGCAACAAAGTTACCAGAACCATCTCCACGCAGTAAACGAGCTTTACCAGTACTTTCGTTATAAGAACCTACAGCAAACTGTACTCTAGAATGTCTACCGTCTTCTTCAAATTGTTGCTTTTCTTCTGCAGAAGCTTGCTCTTTTAATGTTTCTGTTAACTGGCCAGCAACATTTTCAAGCATTTTATCAAACTCGTCCTTTAATTTGCCATAAATTATGTCTACAGCATCTAGAACTTTATTTCTCTCAGTTACTTCTTCACCATTTTCGTCTTTGAAATGTATCTTTCCGTATTCATCATAAAGATCTTTAAACGCTTCATAATTCTTAAAAATGTCGTACTGGCTGTTTAAATAATCAATAAGTATTTTTATATCTGATTTATTATTAATTACTTCTTTATAAACATCATATAGACCGTCCAATACTTGTTTTTTGTTCCGTTGTATAAGTTCTTGCTCTGCTTCAAGATCTGTAATAGCGTTAATTACATTGCCTTCTTCATCTACGTCTTGTGTACGTACAGACTTACTAGCAAAGTCAGCCAAATCGAAATAGTATACACCATTTACTTCTTTTATATGCAAACAGTCTATGTCATTCAAATTACTGTTTATTACTTTACCGGATTTAGCAAAGAATCTCTTATTAGCTATAGGTCCATTGTTAGGATGATCTGTACCATCCATCAACATATCAGTAAAGCTAGATACATTTTTAAGTCTACCGAAGTTTCTATTTCTAATATACCTACTAATCAAATTCATTGCCGCGGCTTCTCTTTCTTCTGCAGTAAGAGTAACATTTGGATTTGGTGTAAACTCAAACTTAATTTGATCAGGATTAACGAGGTTTTCAAAGAATTGCTGAGGAGTAGTAACTGCATCTATACCTTCATCCAATTTATTTAGTAATTCAGCAATTCTTTGATTGCTCATTTTAACCGGATTATTAGGGTTGCCAAGAGTCCTAAATTCACCATCTTCGTCCTTTATAAGGACTCTAACACTTCCAGGTTTTCCTGTTTTTCTATCACCAGGTTTGTGGAATCTACCGCTATCTATGTATTGAGCAACCTGCTGTGGGCTTACAATCTGTTTTGTACCTCTACTTATATTCTCATTCTTGTATGATAAAAATAAATTAGGGAATTCATCCTAGATCAAAGCAAACAACCTATCAACTCTATTAGATTTTTCTACTGATTGTAATTTAGTCGATGTAGACGTATAATTAATAGGGCCAAACACTGTATTGTTAGCAATACTACCTGCCGCAAAAGAGTCCCTTAAAATTAAACCATCACCATAGCGTATACCGTCTAATACAATCTTTTCAAGTATAGTTAAATTTGTATCTTTACCGTCTTGTTTATGTTTCTGTTTTAACTATTCTACAGTAACTTCTTTGCCAAGTATATCACTAAGTTGTTCTGCAAAACTAGTGTATATTTGTTCACTGTTTGGTAAAGAGAAAGCCTTCTATACTTGTTCAGTATACATCTCAGTTAATTCTTCAACTGTAAGTACGTCAGATTCTGGTAATTGAGCTAAACGCTTACCATTAACATCATAAAATACAGGAGATTCCGGATTAAACTGAGGATTTTCAAATTTTTGATTATACTTTTCAAACGTTATTTCAACACCACCACGTTCGATATGAATTGTAGATGCATATGGTTTTTGTTTTCTATTACGTTGATTTTCTTTCTCAGCAGTATCATCAAAACCATCTTGTGTATTGAATTGCATTGACTCATCCTAAGCATCCATCTTTTCTTCTTCAGTAATGGCTGGCTCACCATCTTTCTTACGGTTATGAGCATGTTGTAAGAAGGATTTAACCATTGCGTATCTCCACTGGAATTTCGTAGTAAACTTACCATCCTGACTATAAGCGTTTGAATCGTCTTTTAAATCTGCTAATACCAGTGGTACATACAATTTACCAGCTTTATCACCTTTGCCGTATCTAGGGTTATTTAAGTATGCCTACATAGGTAAAAAACGAATTATCTCCATTAACTGTGTTCTAGTCACTTCTACAGCGTATTCTGGTTTAGCTGGATCAGAAGATTCTAAAGTAATAGTATCTGTTGGGGATTGCTCATTAATCGGCTTCTGCAGTATTGCATCAGCGTCTTCTAGGAATTTCTGTAATATATCCTTCTTACCTATAGATTTTGCATGCGCAGCTTGCTTTACTAATTTGTTAAACAGTTTGATAGAACGCTTAATCGCATTTTTTCTTTGTTCACTAACAGTACCCCACGAATCAACTTTAGTTTCGTCCATAGAATATGAAAAGAATCCACTCCACCATTTAGCTTGGTAATACGGAGAGCTAAGTACTGAAGTAGCTTTCTTATTATTAGTATCTCCTAACGAGTAAGCAATGGCACGTTTTATTTCTGATTCTTCATTTTCCGCTTCTAAATCTCCAATTTCTTTACGTATCTGATCAGAAGTAATACGTAACACGTTTTTATATTGAACTGCAGAAATACCAGGATTGCTAAGCCTTCTGGAACGTTCAGCAACAGCTCTTTCTTTAAGAACTTCATTTGTAATTTTATAAGATTCATTTAAAGTAACCTTAGTACCGTCGTTATTTTGATAATATAACTTATCTAAGAGCTCGTCACCATATTTAACGTTAAGTACAGAAGCTACATCTATATTATCTAAAGCTTGCTTAGTTTTATTTATTAAATCCTAAGTGTTCTCAATCATATTATATAGGCTAGTATAAACAGATAGATTAATATCACTTTCATTAGGATCTATTTTGTCAATATCGTTTTGATAAGCTTTTAATTGATTTTGTAAAGCACGTAAATTGATTTGTAATCTTTCTTTATCTAATGCACTTCCATCCTTCTTAACATTAAGGACTAACTCTAGACCGTTATTTTCAGAGTATGTAGATTTACTTAAATCCACAGTATATAGATTACCTTCATCATCGGTAAAGGTTTTATTATCGGTCTTTAACGGCTTTCCACTTTTACTTAAGAATTTACCAGGAATATTATACTTAAACTGTCTAGCTTGCGCCTCATCGTTAATTATGTTAGTATTGATAACATCTGTTAATAAATTATTTACCATATCCAACGCTTGCTACATTTGAGGATTGTTACTTCCCTCAAACATTTTACGTATACTCTATAATTGGTACTGGAGCGCCCTTACTTTACTTTGCTTACTACCATTTGCAGCTTCTTGAATATTATTAGCATACTGTAATGCAGTATTTAATTGTTGATATAATTCAGATCCTTTATCTAATGAAGCTACAAATGCTTCAAACCTATTTATATTTTTAGTAAGATTCTCATCAATTTCATCCAAACGTTCACCTATCTATTGTTCTGTAGCTTTAGCTAACCATTTTCTAACAGATGAATACTTTTCCTAATTTGATTCTGTACCTGTATTCTGTGACTTTTCAAAAGACTGTTGTGATTCAAATGATTCGTGTTTTGCCTTACGGTATTGTTTTATTAACTCTTTTATTTTTTCTGGTTTACCATGAAGTAATTCATCCAAATCTTTTTCGGCCTATATTGCGGTAAGCTTACTCATAATACCATTATCACGAGCTACAACATATCTTTGCATATCTTCAGGGCTCATACCACTGTTAGTGAACACTGTACCTATACCCTTATCGTGTTTTGTCTGCTCATCTAATGCCGCAAATTCAGCAGCAGTACTATTACCGTAATCAGCTAACTCTTTTAACTTAACCTACTACTCTAAATCTAACTGTCCAAGAGAGTCTATTAATTCATTGTGTTGTTTCTCATTAACTTCTATTAATTGGTCAAAGGCTTCCAGTACCTTCTGTTGATTTTCAGTTAAAGATAAAGGAGAATTTCCTTGTAAGGCTTCTCTTTGTGCGGCTAAAAAAGTAGATTCCTATTGCGCTCTAGCCATACGTAAATTATACATGTGTTGATTAGACCACAGTATACTAAATAACAAGTCATTGGGTACCTCTTGTGGTAAACCAAGACTACGCTTTATTTTTGTAAAATGCTCATCTGTTACGTTACTACGTATAGCTTGTTGAGTATTTAGAGATAATTTATCAAACAAGTTCTTCTAATTCTCAGCATTATTTTTTTCATATTGGCCCATCGTAGTGATAGCATAATACGCATCTTGCATATCTGTATCTACTGCAGATTTAGAATATCTCTTATAATTTCTTTTTAATTCTTTAAGTTTGTTATTTAAATTTTTACGAGTATTATCGCCAATAGATTCATCTTCTAATTGCTTCTGAATATCAGATATTTGCTTACTAATGTTATTTAACTCTTCCATAGTATGCCCCTTAATTGGAGATACTTGCGCAAAATCACCACTGATTCTTTTCCACGACGGATCCAATATATTTTTCTTATATGCAAACAATGTTTTTGCTGTTTCAGCTTGCATATCTATAAATTCATCAATAGCTTCGTCAGTTAGTTCTCCAGTCTACGGCTTTATGGGATCACCATTAGCATCTTTAAGGTTACGATTTACAGGACCTATTATTTTGTATAATGCGTCTGTATCAATTTTCCATCTGCGAGTAGTTTTACCGTCTTTACTTGTCTTAGCACTTTTTAATTCATCTCTTAAATAATTTAATGTTTGTTCGTAATCAGACGAATTAACAAAATCATACTTACGCATGTTTCTGAAGAAGGTCTCTATTCCATTGATGTCAGCATTTTTAGATAAAGATTCTTCTATAAATTTACCCATGCCGTAAGCTCTTTCTACTCCTTTATAGGTTTCATAAAAGTTCTTAGCAGAAACAGCGGCGCTCTGAGGGGAAAGTAATGACAGTAGGCCACCAGCCCACATTTCCTCTTGTAACTGTAAATCGTTTTTGTATTTGGAGTTAAGGCCTAAAAAAGATAAACCAGATTCAGTTCTAAATAACAGATTATCAAACATATCAGACAGTACATTACCGCTAGTTATAGCGTCAATAAAACTGTCTTCAGCTCGTTCTTCATCGTATTTACCTTCCATGAATTCTTTTTGGATAATACCTTGAGCGCCTTCTTCAGTACCTTCTTCGATAAAATTAAGACCCACTCTCTTAAGAGTACCTGCACCATAGTGTTTTAAAGCTTTAAGACGCATCTTACCAGCTAATTTAGATATATCTAAATTAGTTTTCATTGTAACATCTTGAAGATAACTCAAAGGATTTAATTTATTAGTAGCCTCACCAATTTTAGTACCAGCCCCTATATATTTACCAGCTCCTTTAGCAAGAGTTAATGGTTTTAATGGAGTGTATGAAATCACATCTGTAAAGAATTCTCCAGCACCTAGAGCATTATTCCTTTCATACACACGTCTAGTGCCAGTAAAGGCATCGTCCATTGCTTGAGCTAATTCATATCCGCCAGTAAAATTGTATTTAAAACGAGTGTCAGCAGCAGCCATGCCAACAATTTCATCGTCGGTTATATCACTTAAATCTGGGTATCCTAATTCTTTGGCTTGTTCCCTAAAATTATTAGCTATATCATGAACATTTAAGTTCTTATCCGCCATTATATCAAGTAATCTATCTTTATAGGCGCTATAAGCCTCCATGTGTGATTCTTGCTCACGTGCTTTTGCTCCACCAACTACTTGACCAATAATAGCTCCACCAATACCAGCAACTAAACCACTAATACCTCCGGCTATAGTACCTAACGGACCACCAACAGAACCGACTGCAGCGCCTGCTTTCATTAAAGCTAACGATGAACCAATACCAGCTGCTAAAGATGCAGCTTGCTCTTTCCAAGAAGAAGAGGACAGTCCTTGTGTAGCAGGTTGTGTATAAAACCAATTACCTAATTTAGAGGTTTGTTCAGATTTACGAGTATAATAACTACTTACTTCATGACTGTTTTTCCAATCTTCAATGTCTTTTAGATCGGTCTAATAATCTTCAAATGCGTCATCGTAATCTCTGATAGCTTTGTTTCTTATATCTTCCAACTTATTCATGTTTTCCCATATATCGGAAGAATCAAATTTGCCATCCTTAAGTAAGCTATTATAATCAGCGTTGGAAGCAATTATATTCTGTAAACTATCATTATCTATATCTTTATTAGATATAATGTTCAATAAGCTTTCGACTCTTTCTTTATCTCTTGTTGCAGCTATCATTCTGTCTTTGTCGTCCATTAACTATCCTTCATTCATGTTAATCATGAATGTAGTTCTAGCGTCAGCATTAAACATAAAGAAAGGATAACTGTTAAAGAAATCGTCATCAGATGCACTAGACTCATCGGCTAAACTACGAGCTGCCCCTCTAGTCCAATCATCTGTTAACGATCTAGAAGGAGCATACCCAACATTACCACGAAGTTTTTCAAAATAACCATAATCTGAAGCAGATTCTTTTATCAATTCGTCATTCATTTTATTATCTTAAATTTATCCATGTCGTAGTCTAAGGACTCTGTATGGCTGTTTGTTGTTCATTGGCTTTATTTAATTCTGTAGACGCATTTATCTATTCTCTATAATATGCGTCAAGTCTGAATTTAGTTGCAGGTGGGACTGTTTTGTTTATAACAATTGGTACTTCTACATAATCAACGTCTTTTCCAACAGTCTTACCTTTTTCATTTGTTTTAGTTATAAACTAAGTATTTCCAGATAAACCTTCGTCATTATATATTTCTGGTAAATCGTAATCTGACCACCAGGGTGAAGTTTCATTTATTTTATCTACTGGAACTTTAACTGTAACCTGAAATGCGTATTCATAAGGATCAGTACCTTGCACTGGAGTATAACCGTTTAGTGCTACTATTTCCAAATTACCATATTTACCAGAAGCAGTATTGTTACGAATGCTAAATGCTTCGTTTTCCCAAGATAACCAACTAGGATCAGTTGTACCAATAAGAGTTAAATTTTTATCTAGTCCTCTTTTACTATAATTCTAAGTTCTAGCAGCCTCATCTGCATCCGATCTAAATTTAGGGTAATTATAGTATAGATAATCAAAACTAGATTTAGCTGCATCAAAATCTGCAGTTTGAGTTGTAATTTTGTTATCTTTATCTACGCCAAATACGGCAGACAATATTAAATCCTAATCAGGTTTATTTATTTTCAAATCACCCATGGTAGATCTAACTGCCGCATCAACACCTCGTAAACCTGAAGAAGAAATTTTATTAAACAGATTATTTAAAGGATTTTCAGAAGAATCATTTATGTTGAGATATGAACGCAAAGTACTATATGCCATTTCTGTAGACATCAACTCATTATGTGTTTTAGCATTCTTTATTATACCTTCATTTATCTGATTATACTTAATACGTAGCGGATCATTTTCATCGAGTAACTAAGAAGAGTTAGTAATCATGGTCTACAATAACTCTAATCCTATATTACCGTTCTATATATCCTATTCACTTATCGCTCCATTTTGTAAAAGTATTTTTAACTAAGCATTTATCATATTAGCTGTAATAGGATTCTGAGCAAACTCTCCATAGATACTTTTTATTTTCTGCGCATCCACTAAGTTATCAGCTTTAATAATTTTACCTATTTCAGGGTTTGCTAATTTTGTAGATTCCGCTTTCCTGCGCATGGCATCTGCCTGTAGCACATTCAAATCAGTAGGATATAAGAACGGTAATCCTTGGTCACCCTACTTACCTTTATTTTTAGCATCCAGCTCTCTCTACTTCAAGGTAAGAGCTAATGATGCTTGGTCTATTACAGGAGTTTCTATTAACTTATCTGACTATTCTGTAGTAAGAGCGTCAATGAACGACTCTCTTATTTCAGAGAAACTGGCATAAGGATTAACATTTTTATACATTTTACTAAATCTATCAAAATGTCTTTGACCTGCAGTAGTACTAAGTATATCATCTGCATGATCACTAAGAGAACGTCTAACATCGGCTCTACTAATTGCCATCCAATTGGTAAAAGGCATAGTAGCTCCGCTATTTGGAGCTTTTCCTTTATAAAAAGTGGGTTTGAGATCCTTAACGTACTCTCTACCTAATTCTTCCATATTTCTGTATTTGTCTGGAGATATATTAGTCATAATACCACTATCTCTAGTACTCCAATTGCGTAAATCAGAATATCTTGGATCATCAAACCAATCTGCGTATAAACCTTGTGCTCTTAACGCGGCTTTAGCTTTTTCACGAGTATCCATATTCTCAGCACTTTTGCGAAGATTGGCCAAATGTAAATAGTCTATACTATTCAAACCTGTATAAAATCTAGATCTAAACGAAGCATCTTTCATAATATCTGGATTAGCCGCAGCTTCGTTTATTAATCCCTATAATACACCAATAGTTGAATCACGATAGTCTTGTACATCTACATCTGAAATAGAAGAAAATTCACCAAATTTCTAAAGAGCAGAAGACATTTCTTCACTTGCTTTACGAACTGTATCTGCTTGTTCTTTACCTATCCTATATAATTCACCAAAGTTAATAGGTACATACGTATTCATTATAGGAGCTTCTGCCGCTCTATCATATCTATTAGCCTACATTGTTACCTCCTTTTCTTAACCATTTATTAAACTGTCTAATAGTATCTGCTGTATAACCAGATTGCAAAAATGGAGCATACATAGCTAACATTGCATTATCTCTAGCTTCCTGATTACGCATTAACTCTCTATTCTGAGCCCATTGACTTAACTGACTTAAACCAGCTCTACGTATATTTCTAGCAGTAGCTCTATTCTGAGCATTAGCTTCATTAGCTATATTCGTAGCATTAACCCATTGCTGTCCTAAACTATTCATAGTATTAGCATAATCACCTAAGTATTGGTTATTAACATTACTTTCTTGAGATCTTAAACTAGCTATAGCTCTGTCAGTATTAACAGCTGACTGTAATCTATAAGCTAAGTTAGCTCCTGTATTAGTATTAATTTGGCTAGCATTATAATTACTAGTAGCTCTATTACGGTTTAAATCTTCAATAGCAGGACTAATATCATATCTACGTCTACGCATCGTATTACTAATACTAGTAGCATAAGGATTATATACTGTATCAACTGTTTCAGGTCTACCAGTAAATAGATTAGACATAATAGGAGTTAAAGAAGCTATCCCTGACAAAGCAGAACCCCAATTAAATTTATTATTATCAGGCTCAGGTTTACTATAAGCATTACTTTTAGGTAAAGTAGTAACCTTATCTGCTTGAGAAGTAAGGGCGTCTCCTAAACCTACCATTTCACTATTAGTAGCAGTTAGTAACTCTGGATGTTTTGGTTTCAGCGGATTAACTGTACCATACCAAGTAAACGGTAATTCTGGTTTGCCTTCATCAATTAATCCTGTACTTGTAGAAGGAGTGGTTCTATGTCTTTTAACTGAAGTACTACTAACACTTGTAGGAGTTGTAGTTGATGCAGTTTGAGTATTACTAGGCTTAACAGGTACATGATACCATTGATTATTGCCAGTTCCCCACTGTACACTAGCTCCCCATTTACGATTAGGATTATAGATAGCATCTACTATTCTATCTCCTAAACCAGGTTTAATTTCATCGCCTAAAGCAGCAGCTTGTATCTACTTAGTTTTAGGTTTAATACCTTTACTTTGTTTAACAGATTCCTACATAGCAAATAACTAATCATGAATCATATTATTATTCATTTCATTTAGTTTTGCTGCATTCTCTGCAAATCTGTCATTATATTTACTTTTCTTCTTTGCCATCATTTTCTCACCAAGTTGTGCAAATGTTTCTTTTCTACCAGGTACTTTAAGTTTATCACTTAGTACTCTACTACCTTCAGGTAAACTAACTAAATTACTATCAGTAGGTTTGTTATTCTCTGGTACTTTACTTATACTTCCATCGGGAGTCTATATTAATTCACCATCATCTACATACGCTAGAGAAGAGGACATTCCTCCATTAGCCATAGTATCTGTATTCATCCCTATCATATCTTCATATGCTTCACTTTGTAGGTAATTAGTACCTTGCACAGCAGCTCTATTGCTATAAGCATTCTTCTTAATTGCTGCTCTTTTCCTACGAAGTTTTCTATTACCGAATGCTCCAATTAGACCACTACCAAGACTACCTTCATCATAATCAGTAAAAGAAGTCATTCTAGCCTCTTCACCGGATCTACCTATTAGCCCTATACCTGCTCCTACTGCAGCACCAATTGTACCAGCAACTTTATAACCAGTAGCTGCACCACTGGCTATGTCACTTACAGATTGTGCAGCAGCTTGCCCCCCTGTAGTAGCGTTAGATTTCTAAAAAGGAGTAGTTAAAGTATTTAATATATCAGGAGCATTTTCAAGCATGTTATTCCCAATTTCTTTGAATTGAGTTCCAAATGCATATGCTGGTACTTTTGTTTTCTTTTTACTTTTCATATTAAATTAATGAATTTCTGTATGTTGTTGTAATCTATGGTATTTCAAAAGTGTGATCTATATCAGAATCTAACTCATAATCGCATATCATATACTTACCTCTTAACCTAGCAGGTAACGATAACGCATCTTCATTCTTATCTGCTCTAGGTATAGGGAATCTAAATGTATCTTCTCTATAATCGGTTATTATATGTTGTTCAGGAGTAATAACATTACCTTCTTCATCAAGTTCTTCTTCAGTATGCTCTCTAATAGCTTCTTGATGTTTGGTACTGAATTTCATATAATCTATGATATCGTCCTTAATAGACTCTTGATTACCATCTCTAAACTCTCCTTGTAATCTAACATTATCAAATACTTTAGTATAAGGAGCATTCTTATTAATAACTATTTCTAATTTAGCTTTTCTATCTAAAGGAGTTAACCCTATTACTCCAGTATCATGTATAGTATGCAATTCGTTGTCTTTTATTGCTACTACTCTATCAGAAATAGGTAACGACCATTTAGGATTAAATGTATAGAAAGATGTAAATCTACCTAACTACTCATTAAATACTAGTGGTTTATTTAGTACATTAAACCATACCTCATTATACTTCTTATCAAATAAGGACATAGCTTTAGCCCTATCTTCTTTAATGTTTTTATTAAAGTAAGATTGTACCTGCTTTTCTTTAGATAACTAACTTACTTGACCTGTATAAGAACATATTTCGTTCTTATCATAATCGTACCAATAAAGCACATTATCTGAATTAATTATACTCTTGTCATTCTTAATAGACGAACCATTAGTAGTAGTTACGTAGTCGAATCTACTTAATATACCACCAGTACCTAATACTAACTGATTTACATTATCGTCAGTAATAAGTGACCTTTCATTGACAGAAGCTACTCCTACTCCAGTATCTTGGAAATAGAACAGTCTATCTTTGAATACTTTTAGATTGGTTATGTCTCCCCACTGATTATCTACATCTAAGTAATCAGCTACTTTGAATTTAGACCACTAATCTATTACTTCATTATTAGTCTTAGCCTATGAAGTTAATATTCTATTAGTATACCTTACGTCTTTATCAGCATACATAGAATTAGGTACATATAATTTACCAGTATTCTATGCGGAATAAACAGAATTATATACAAAGTAAGGAAGATCTTGTACGTGTATATCCTACATCTAAGTAGGCTCTAACTGCAACCAAGAGTCTGCAAAATTTGAACTAGTTACTGTTCTATGAATCTGATCTCCGTGGAATAAATTCATATTAATAGAACTTTCAAATGGTATATAAGCTCCTATATAATTCTTCATTCCATCCCATTCTTTAGCATCAGGTAATTGGAATAGCATGGTATTAGGATAATCTAATAAGCTTAGATAAGTATCTCCTCCGAATACATACTTGCTATCGTGCGCTGCTATACTTATGTATACAGAATTCTGTCTAGATGAGAATGTATTACCACCATATATAGAATTACCATCACGTTTAACGTTAAATACAGGAATAGCATTAGTAGAATCAAAAGGATGAAGTTCTGGATATTTACTAGTAGGTACGCTATTAAATCCAGAGAATACATTCTATAATTCTGGTACATGGGCTATAATACACGGACCAGCTGGGCCTTGTAATGATTGATTATCATTATGAATAAAATCGGACATAGAGTAATTAGTATAAGTTCTATTACCAACATTTATTCTTTTAGCCACTACATCTGGAGCCCCATACATGTTATAGTCTATGTTAGGCGGATATTTAGCATCTTCAATATATGATGTAGATTGAGATTGCCCAAATGTTGGAACGAAATATTTAGCTATTGATGCTCCACGGTATACCTTATTACCTCTACTATCTTGATAAGGGAATCCTACAGCTAATACATTAAGACCCCATCTACTACCATAACCTACATATGGTACAGTATCTTGCTGCAATACTCTACCATCTATCTGAGTAACGTAATCCGCCGCAGCAAATATACTACGACTTACACTATTACCAATAGTATTACCATTTGCATAGTTATCTTTAAAATCATCAAACTTGCTATCATTTACTTTACCACCTACAAATGGAGAATAGTATGAGCCTATACCATCTAAGTATACACTTCCTTCAAACAGTTTAGTTGCATCATCACCCTGTACACATATTTCTGGAGATACTAAACGTATATAATCATTTACTCTCATAGTAAGAGAGAAATTACCGATATCTTCCGCTGTACCTGTTGATATTGCTAATTGTTCACCAATCAAACTACAGAAGAAAGGAGTAGGTCTCATCTCCAAACTACTATCTAATTCAGATCCCTATCCTACATATTTATCCTGTTCTTGAATTCTATACTCATATACGTAACTACCTACAGTTTGCATAATCACAGTTCTATCACGCTCAGTTCTATCACAACGAACTATCTCGTAACTTACTGCGCCAACTGGCATTTTCTTTACTTTAAATTCTACACCTAAAGCATTACCTATAAGAGTATTATTTTCATATCTAAATGGAGGCATTTGTGAAGCATGAGGCATTCTAATATCACCTATCCAAAGTACGGGAGAAGCTACCGATTTATCATTGTAGAATATTATACCAAATCTATATATCTCATCTCTTTGGTAACCTCTATAATTAGCAGCTATATAAGGATCAGCATAGTTAGGTATATATGAATTGTTCTACTGTTCTTTAGTAGGTTGTACTATCTCAGGCATCTTGTCTGTACCTCTATTGATATATCTAGTATTGTTTCTAACAGTAGATACATCCATACTACAAGATTGATCTAATCTAAACTTATCTTGTTTATTGCTTAAATTTATATCTGTAGTTATGAATGAATATTCTATATTAATACCATAACCACCTAATTCACCTTCCTTGTTGTATATATATACATTCTAGGAATTAGATGCATCCTTTGTATACTTTGTGTTATTAAAGGGATTTATACAGTCATGAGTAATAGGAATGCGTTTTATAGCTTCATCATCTGTTATAGATAGACGAATGTTATTACTATCTAAACTAGATAATAACTATACGCTTCCTTCTGAATTAGCTCTATATGCTCTAGCATCATAGTCATTACCATCTTCATCTTCTGGTATCCAAGCGTTCTCTGTTACATTAGCAGCGAATAATCTATTTTGCATTTTAGCAAGAGTCTACGCTATAAACTAATAACCAGTCATAGCATTAAACTCATCTATAGATATATCGCTCAATGTAGAACCATAATCTACATACTGAATATCTGTTTGACCATCTGGAATATCTATTTCATCTACTATACTAATAACAGGAGTAGAGTTATTCTGTTCATAAAATAGACGTATTACTCTTAACTTATTGAAATCCTAAAGAGATAATTCAGTAGATAACATTACTGATTTGTTAGATGATTTATTCAAGCCAGTACCTTTATATTCAGAACTACCTTGGCTAGTTACACTATTTGTTAAGTGAATTAGCTCACTCATTGGAGAAGTAACTGTTTCAGTACCATGCACATTGAATAATTGATAACAATATGTTACCATTCCAGCTTTAAGATTACCTTCAGATAGCCAACGGAATTTAAATGGTAATAAACTTACTACCGGAGTTATTTCTAGTGAACCAGGATTAATTATATTTCCATTCTCATCTATAAGATTAGAATTATCTATATACTTATTACTCATTATGTTAACAATCTTAATAGGACTATTTCCATCAGTAAAGTATATCTCTATGTTAGTATCTGATTCATAGTTACCTACAATACTTAGTGTGGGATTTTTAGATAAATCTTCACATAATCCTAAAGCTCCTTTACATACTAATTTGATTTGAGGCATATTAGTATCAAACCCCATTAATCTGTATATCTTATTAATATTATCAGATGTTTTAGTTATTACTACTGCAATATCATTTATCGTAGTAGTACCTATTATAGTCTCATCTTTAGGTATAATAGTATCGTATCTTCTAGGGTTCTCTATACTTTGTAATACTCCTGTAGTTCCTCCATCATTAGTGATAACACGAACATCCTCAGCATATCTATACTGAGTATCCGGTATCAAATTTACGTCCTAGTCCATATTAAGACCTTGCGTAAATGTATTAACTTGTGCAGTATTACTTATCATATCAATCTTAATGCGCTATCTTGGTTATATAATATCTGTTCTTCGCCACTAGTACTGAAGAAAGTATCGTGATCATTCATCTCTGGGTATAGTTTGTGCCAGGTATTCTTTACATTCTCTAAATCATCTACAGTAGGCATCATAGCTTCAGCATATGCTTGCTTACGATAGAAGTTATAAGAGTTACGTATATCATAATAATCTCCCTGACTTATTTGACCTTTTAACTTTTTAGGATACATTAACTTCATAGTAACATACCAGTATATTGCTTCCTTATAAGACTCTAGATCTGGTATTATGGGCATACTATCTTCATCAGTATATATAGCATAATAAGATACCTTAATATATCCTCTAGGTACATTAGTCATTATATAACCAGGTTTAGTCATATACTATAAATCGTAACTATACATAGTACCATCTTTGTGACCTATTCTATTACCTAGATATCTACCGTTTGCTGTAGGCACAGTATTCTAGTTTATTAATGCACTTAATGTTTCTCTGATATTATTATCTTCATTTAACTTGTCTAATGCTTCTCTATCATTAGTAAGATTAAACATATTCTTAACCAATGGAAACATAGCTGCATCCTGTATCAACATACAAGCTTTACTACAGCATTGATTATCGTGAGATACACCAAAACTGGATGTTGCTTTTCTCATAGGTAACCAACCACCATTACAGCAGTATGAGTATGCTACCTAATCTAATTTATACAAATCACAAGGCAATGATACTTGGTGACATTCTATTGGAAGTATTTCTACTTTATGCTCAAACTACTATATAGCTCCAATCTTAAGTATGGATTCCATAATCCACTCCCGAATATCTGTAATACGTATCTCATCTTCTCTTAAATCGAGATCTGCTATTACTTTAGCTACTACAGAAGCTGAACTAATCATACGATTATTTATCATAATTCTGGGTAATCTTTTGTTTTGTTGAATATTATTTGAGCTAAATTTCTCTTGTTATCTCTTGAAGCTATAAACTAATACTTAGTTTTATTAGTAAGTAGACTATCTTTCTTTGACCAAAAGAAACGGTATTTCCATCCATTACTATGTTCATTAAGTAAATAAATTGGCTTACCTAATTCTTTTGTAGCTTTCCAGTCCCATCTAAGACTTTTGCCTGTAAATTCTTTTGGCTAATGTTTAATGATTTGTAAAGTACCTAATCTACATGGAAACTTAAACTCTTTACAGTTGTACATTACTTCATCTCTAATGTACTAAAAATAGTCATTAATAATATTCTTATATGTCTATAAATCAATATCATATGGTGTATTAGGTTCTATGTACTATTTATAGCTCTCATAGAAATCAGTAGTAGTATAACTCTTTCTCTAATATTTCATATATCAATTATTTATCACTAACTCTGTTCTATGTATCATCATGCGCATCATTGGTATCATCACTAGGCATAGTAATCATAAAACGTAATTCTCTCTCTAATATCATTTGTGTAATAGTTGGTATCATTGCAGATGGTATAGGGAACTCACTATCTGGATCAAAGCAAGCATTAAGCTCTGTAGGGTCTTCAGCTATTACATCTACACTGATATACTCTAGCTGATTAGAATCACCATCTACGTATATTCTATTATTCTTAACCCACGCAATGTAATCTTTACACGTAGCTTTTCTATACTTCTATAATTTAGCTTTAGTGCGGCTACCTATCTAAATTATATTACCAAACATATCACGTACATTTATTACTCCAGGTCTATAGTTAAAGTCTATTAACTTAGGGAGTTCTTTATCTCCTACATAAGTAAAGTAACCTGGTACAGTTTCTTCACGATCTAAATGGATAGGTTCTATAGTAGTAAGATATAATTCATTTATATCTCTACCCTTATCTATATCTTGCTTAATCAACATAGCCCTATAACCTATGATCCACTTTTCAATTTGTATTCTACTTAAATGCTCAGACTCTGCAATATTATTATTACGAGCAATAAGTAGAATGTTATCTACAAGCTAATTGAGTGTCATAATATATTATGTTTTAATAACGTTATAAGCCATATAACGCATTTTAAGGCTGTTATAGGCACTTTCTATTATCAGTAATACAATCCTTTAATTCAAGTAATAGCGGTCTTAAAAAGGCTTAAAATAAAAAAGGTTGATCTTATTGACCAACCTTATCCATAGCATTCTTCATATCCTAAGGGAGCATTTCCTTCATAGGTGGTGGTACCATCTAATTAGCTTTCCTTATTATATTTTTTAATTCGTTAACTTCTTTCTATAACTCTATTATCTTATCATTCTCTTTAGCTGGTTCATTATCTACTCCAAGCTTATCTAATAGAGTCTAACACTTAGCCATTTCTTCATCGCATTTAGCTATTGCCTCTTTTCTCTACTTATACGTATTATATTGATTACGTACTATATTTATAATTTCTTGTTTATCAGTAGATATAGTAAGACCTATAGAATTATCTGTTATAACTGATTTATTCTCAGGTATAGTAAACTTCTTAGTCTCTCCATTACACTATATAGTTATATCTACTACTTTCTTTCTGGGTTGATTAGGCATAGGGAACTATCCTGGTGGTAGTGGCTCATCATATATTGAACTTACTTGAGTAACAGAACCCTCATTATACTCAGTAGTTTTCTTGAATGTACCAACTACTTCTATTATATATACCTTGTCACCTATATTTAATTGATTGAATAACATAATAAGTTAGTTTTATAAGGGCTCAATTAAGAGCCCTTTTGTTTATTATTACGCACCTGGTGCGGTTATATTTGCAGGATAAGCATTCACTAACTAATAGACATTATTACATTTATTATAATATATTAAATATCTAAAGTTTAGTTGTAGGTCACCTGCTTGTACATCTTCTTGTAGAGCGTTGCGAAGCATAGATTGATTATTATTTTCACTGTTACCATCTGATAAACCTACTGGTAATGAAGCGCTAGCTTCAGCAGAAGACTGTCTTACATCCAGAAAGAACAATCCTTCGTTTGGTAAACTTCTATACTCTTGATAATTAACGTCATATCTTACTTCAGTAGAAGTAGCTACTACCCCAGTAGTTTTAAGTACTGGAATTCCAGATATAGTATTTAATCTTCTACGACGCCTTCCAAATAAAAATGGACCCCAAAATGGGAATAACGGTTGTACATTATAGAAAGGATACATAATTACCTCCTTTCTTTATTAGCAACCACAACCACAACCATTGTTATAACCTACTCCATTAAAGGCTGCATCACCAGCATAAGCTCCCATAGCAGCAGCTCTAAATATTTCAGGATTATAGCATGACAATTGCGGATAAGGAACGCTTACTGTATTAGGTAATTTGCATTTAATACCATCTACATCTGATTGTAAAGAGTTCAGTTTAGTTACAATCGGAGCAGTAGCAGAGCTAATCATATTACCGAAAGTAGCCGTTTGGTGTTCCTGACTTAACTGAGTAAGCAGTGTAGAGTTTCTCTCACGTAAACTATCAATCTTATCAAGCAAAGCCTGATTCTGCATAGCATCTAACTTAGCAATTATAGATTGAGTATTAGCTGTACCACTATCACGAAGAGCTAAAGTATTACTGTTCATAGTATTAACTAAGTTATTAGTCTGATTACATACAGACAACTGGTTTTCATAACCCATCTTAGTAATATTGTTATTTACAGCATCAATAGATCTCTGAGTAGTGCAACAGCAATTAGCTAACTCAGAAGCAAGAGATGCATTACCTGAAGTAATAGCATTGATTACTTCACAGCTAGACAATTTAGTATCACAAGAAATCTGACTTACACCAGAATTGATAGTATTAAGAGCTGTCTGAACAGCATTAATATCACAATTCAAAGTATTAGACAGTGAGCTTATAGCTTCCTTATTGCCATTAATAGCTTGCATTAACAGGTTGGTGTTAGCGTCATTATTCAGCTGAGAAGCTAAACGACTTGCGTCATTACCTCCACGACCGAAACCGTTACCACCAAAACCACCCCAGCAGAAGAAGATCAAAATAATCCAAATCCACCACCAACCGCCGTTTCCACCGAAACCACCGTTGTTCATCATAGCCATCAAAGCAGCCGGATCCATACCTTTATTAGCGTTTTGCATTAAAGCAGCAAGACCAGCATCAATACCACGATCCTGCACAATAATTCTATCTTCTAACATAATTGATTTAATTTAAAAATTGATTTTTATTAATATCTAACGTAGCGAACAGCTTTGCCACGTCCATATTCTGAATAAGGTTCGTACTCTTTTTCTCTTTCGAGCATGCGTTCATAGTCATCTTCATAATCTCTAGCTCTGCTAGTAGAATATACTCTACGACCACCACGCATCATGCCACCTCTTCTACCACCTCTACGGAATAAGCCTATACGTTCAAATTCGTCATCATCATCTTCTTCGTATTTATCACGCTTTTCGACTTCTTCCTCATAGCATTCCATTTCAGCTTGTCTGATCTTATCACACATAACGTAAATATAGTAGTACCACATCTTACCTTCATCAATGTCTTTATCATTGATCCAAGCCTTTGCCAATTCAACAAAATGCTTAGTGCTATTAGAATTAGTCATACTTATAATTACTTTATAGTAATCAGAATAAACCATGTTAAGTGCTACGAACCAATCATAACGGTTAAATCTGCTACCCAGATTTATTCCGTACTGACTGGCTAATGCGGTAGTTTCTTCTACAGACCAATGCGGTCCACGAGTACCATCCTCATTTTCCATTTTACTTACAGCTTTACGGGCATGTTCCTCATTGAAGTGAGGACCGTGTTCTGCTTCGTAAGCCTTTACACGAAATATTCTATGCATATTATTATTGATTAATATTATTGAATATATTGATTATCATTTTGGTAACTCAATTACACGAGTATCAGTTACCTTGATTATTGGATTACTGTTAACTATCTGATATTTTTTGGTACGTATACGTTTCCAATCAAAGTGCAAGAACCTAATAAAGCCGTTACGGTACTTATTCTTGTATTCTTTCTTCTCTTCTACAAACAGAATCTATTGATTCTTAATATCTAATGTGGCTTTAAGGATTGAATCCTTTCTACTAACTATGATAGTTGTTAATGGATTAATTTTAAGTTCTTCGTCGAAATCTATTAGCTTATGTTTTATAATAGTTCTAACTGAATCTTTAATCTCGGTATTGATTACATTTATATTAGTTAGGTTCTTGTCTTTGATTTTAAGCTTTTTCTAAGCATCCTTGGTTTCTTTTAATAAACTATCATTACTAGTATTTAATTCTTCTATAGTAAGCTATAGTACTCTGTTTAACTATTCCTTCTAGGATGCTAACTGTTCATAAGCTCTAACATTGTTAGTTATTCTGTCAATCTCTTTATTCTTTTTCTATAGCTAATGGTTCTAAACAAAAACAGTCGCAATAAGTAAACTAACTAAACCTACTGCGACTGCTCTGAAATTCCTTGTAAACCAATTAACTATCTGCTTTAGTATTGGAATCATCTGGTAATTCTTTATCTAATGATATATCTAAATATTTCTCTCCTTTTGCTTTTATAACCTTCTTGAGGATTTTCCATATCTTCCATTGAGGATATAAGTCGCTAAACGATTCTAGTAACGACCAAAACTCAACTAAGGCTATCATTCCTGCTACTATTTCTACAGCATGCAGGTTAATAGAGGTTACTACCAGCTAATCTATTATTGACGCACTAGTTATTGCTACTGCTGCATCTCTAGTCTTCCATATAGTTTTCCATGCTTTATGTGATTCAATCTTAGGATGCCCATATTTTTTAGAGACTTTATAACCATAGATAGCATCAAGTAGTATCAATATACCGACAGTAGTGATAGGAACCCATACAGGCGCGAATATAGAAAGTAGCCCAGTTATAACAGAAGCTACGCATTTATCCGCACTACTGAACATGTTCTTAAATATTGACATAGTATGTTCTCCTAATTGTTGGTAATTCATAGATAGTAGCTGATAATAAAAATCAAATAAAGCCCTAACAGATTAAAAGGGGAGTAAAATCTGATAGGGCTCGAAATTCCGTTTGAGATTATAACTATATAACGATAAGGTTTATTTAAAGTTTCTATTTTGAAAATCTTCTTGCATAAACTAATAGCTCTTTATAGCGTAATATCTTCTTTAAATTAATACCGTTACAATGTTTAAATCCATCCTATATGACTGCAACCTTTTGTTGGTTAATTAAAACCAGTTTTCTTCAGATTCCATAGAATCTATTTGTTCGTAATCTTCATCATCTAATTCCAGTGTAGCTGGAGCTGCTGGTAAAGCGGGTTCACCATAGAAGGTAATTCGAGTCCCGACAGCAGCATAAGAATGACCCAACCCATTGCTAGAATTCAAATAGAACAAACCCGCATAAGACCCAGCGTCCGAGCTACCGCCGATCGGAAGAGTTCTAGGTGTAGCTATAGCATTCGTCCAGTGATAATCACAATAATAGGTTGTAGCACTAGCTCCATTTCCTACTACAGCTGGGAATAGATCTGCCTAATTATTATTAACGAGTTTTTTTACATATTGCCTAGTATTTGTACTTTCTTTAAAGTCTTGTAACTCATAACCTGCTGCAATTAACTGTTCTGCAGTAGGATTATCACCTCCTTCAAATGTACCAAACTTAGTATAGTCTTTGCAAATGTATACGCTATTATCCGTACCAGCAACTACTACATCAATTACATTCTTCCATACATGACCAAATGGATTCTCAATACCACGGTATCTAGGAACATTAACTGTCTTAGTACCAGTAGATGCACCCTCTGCATTAGTATTAGTATGTGTATATTCGATTATACCAGTACCGTTACCTAATGAATTAGTAGTACCACAAGGTACAAAAGAATATGTAGTAGCTCCATTTACAGTTACAGTTCCTGTAGTTACTCCAACACCTAAACCACCTTGATGATAACCTTCTGCAGTTAAACTAGCATTAAATGCTTTCTGACTATTCAGAGTAGCATATTCTACTACGAATAACCAAGTAAGATCTCTGTGAGCGTCATAAGTATAGATATTCCAGTTATTAGTTCTATTATTGTTTCTAGCCATAGTTTGTAATTCCGTTCTGGTTTTGCTTACTAGAGGAGCAGCATTACGAACTTGAGTTCTTAATAAATTATTATGACTTGAACTATCTGGATTTACACTTCCCTCATATGCACCAATATATTTCTTTTCTACTTTAGTATAACCAGGAAGATTGTATTCACTCATACGAATTTCAACTGTATTATCTGGAGTAGCTATAAGTAATCTATAATGTTCTGGAATTTCTACAAAAGCTTCTACACCAACCCCACTACTATCTTGAGATGAGGTAGTACCGTCTTCCCACTTAGTCCAGTCGTTTGCTTTTAAGTATTTCTTAGTATTATCCGTATTGCTGATAGTACACCCTCTCATCTTACTCTGGATAGGAAGTGTTTTATGCATTTCCATATTACCAGTACGTACACCATCAGGACTAGAACTATTAGCTAAGTCAAACTTAACACCATACCACAGTTCATTCTCATTTCTACTAAGCTTACCAATCTCTTCATCAAGAGTAACAGCTGCACTTATAGCACTAGGACTACTAACTAAGTAATTAGTACTTGATAAGTCAGGCATTTCATTAGCTTCAGTTAAACCTACTTTATCATTTACTTTAAGTATAGTACTTCTAAGTTCTGCAATGTCTTCATTTAATGCTTCTTCTAATTGAGCTTTTACAGCAGCGTCACCTTTATTAATAGCATCTACTATACTAGTACCTTTAAAATAGTTATTACTACTATTATCAGGCAAAGATATAATGTCACTATTCTTATCATAGTTTAAACCAACAGATTGAACAATCTCTTTAATGTGAGTCCATTGGTCTACATTAGCATCTCTATTTAGTGGTATCCATTTCTTAAGATCAGGACTATATGACTTAATAACATTACCAGTACTGTCTGTTGCTAAGTCAATCCAGTAAGAAACCTCTTTAGGGTTTGGGGCATACTTAGATGCTATGAAATTAGGATTTTCTTGTTTAACCATATTTGCAAATATTTAATAATTAAATAATCTCCTGTTCTGGATCATTCCATTCAGGTGAAACTGTTTCAGTTCTTCTATAGGTATAGCTAACCATTTCATATTATTCAGTTTTACGTTTCAGCCATTCTTCATTAAGTCTTTCCTTCTCTATTTCTATTTCCTCGGGTGTCAAAGATTTATTATAAAGGGCAAAATAGTAGATAGCACAATTGGCAAACTCTATATTGTTCCCCGAACATCCCAGAAACAAGGAATCTGTATCAGTAAGAGAACCAGAAGAAATAACTTTATCTCCATTATAAGAAGTCTTAGTCTGATATACAACACCCGAAGAAGATAATTTTATGTCGGTATAATTACCAAAACTTAGTGTAAGTATTTGAGAAACGGTTAGCCTTTCAAAATTAAACGCTCCACCTAATACTTGATTGACCTTTCTCTTATTAGCTATAGCAGCATTGCTTTTCCTTGATAAATCTATCCATTCCCTTTTGCATATAAGTGTATAATCGTCTAAAATAGGAAGCCCGGTACAGATACCGTAATCATCCACTCCGTCAAATACAAGTGCACCATCATAAATCTCTTTTCCAAATCCGCTTTCTGATGTAAAGGCAAAGTTCTTGAGAACCATCTAATTACCCATCACTCCAGTAATACTACTAGGTTTGTCGGAATTAGAGGGGCCAGACATAAACCATGCGTCTACTAAGGATTGGTGGAATGAGGGGCCGGACGGCTCACCTTCAGGCAGTAGCCATTCTCCTAATACTACAGCACCTATATTAGTGTACTGACTTATCCTAATACGTTTACCAGCAAACCATGTAAAGTCTACTTCTCTAGTATCAGTTACCTAGGAACTAGTATTAGATGTAAGATCTTCAATTAGTAAATAGCCTGAATATACTGCAGGTTCTATAAATGAATCTCCTTTCTCTATATCATATAACTATGGAAATACATAGTATGCCTAGGGGTTTATAAATATTGGATTATATAATATTGTTTTCATATTATAATTCTTCTATTTTTATTATATTTAAAGGAGCTGGCACCCACCCTATTGTTACATTCTCGAAGCCAAATCTTAGTTCTAATGTTTTAGATTCAGTTATACTAACATCTTGTTCTAACCATGTATCTGTATTACCGATAAGTGTATAATCTTCTGGAATTACAAAGTCTCTAACTTCATCGTCTATTATAGTTTGTATCTTTAAAAATTTGCTACCATCTTTTTGATTCTAATTCAATGACATAAATAATTTTAATTTATAATTTCCAGGATTTAAATTTAAACCGACTCTTCTATATCCGTACGTGTTCTGTGGAAATCCATTATATCTAATACATCTTTTAATTATTTCATCTGGATATATTGCACTATTATCACCAGTAATGTAACCTAACTACTAAGTATCTTCATTAGCTGCAACATTATCCATCTTATAAATACTACCAGCTTCTTCTTTAGAGTTCCATAAGAATTTACGTTGCTAAACGCCATATGCAATCTTATTTAACTATAAACTATCGTCGTATATTGAACCCTAACTCTATAATTCAGTATTAGACCATCCCAAACTAACTACTGCGTTTCTAGGTGTTAGTATTTCTATAGAATCCGACTTAATAGATGTAACTGAGTCAATACTATCTTTTAACTATACGTATAATGTTTTGTTACCAGTATTAGAAAATTGATAACTAAACGTATTAGAATATGGTTTCCAAGTAGCATCAGACAAGTCACTCTATTCTCCAGCTCTATAGTGAGTAGGCATAGACGAACCGGTATAAAATACTTTTACACTTACTGTGGTGCCATATTTCTATGTTGCTCCATCCTCTATAGTTATACTTTGTAATTCTAAAGGACTATCTAAGTAGTTTATAGTAGCACTCTTTATCTAACTCTATTCGATATCTGATTTAATCTAGCAGTATAATGTTTTAACTCCGGTACTATTGAACTAATATTCTACTTCTTCTCCTTTCCACTCTTTCCACTCAACGCTCTAGAAATTCTAATCCTCACTTATTCTATAATGAGTAACATCGCCTTTGTGTTTCATAAATACTTTCACAGTATTACTTAATGTAGATTGAGCTCCATCATTTATTGTGATATACGCTAAACCAAATTTAGCATCTAGAATTAGAGGACTCTTATATTTTCCCAAGTATGCTCCAGTAGGATACACTACATCAAACCAATTTTTATAACCGTTAAAGTCAAAGGTAAATAATTTGCCATTTCCAGAATCACACAAAGGAGAAGTAGACGCTATTCTCAAATCTACGTTTTCAGAATCTCCCAATTTATAAGCTTCATCTATTACTGAGAAATCAAATGGAAAATGTGGTTGAATATATTCTACATTTCCAGCAATCTCCCATCCTTGCATTATAGATTCAGACATACCTCCCCATCTTCCTTTATATACAGCAAAATTGTCTATGATTTTTACATTTTTTAAAATATTAGCTTGAGAAAATAAATATAAAGTATTATAAGAAAATAATACATTATTATGTATTACTATATTATGTTCTATTGTAACTCCTTTATCATCTGACGTAACAGGTGGTTCTAAAAAACCACCTATATATAAAGCGCTAGATACCTCTTGTCCTCTTGCGATTATATTATTAAATATTTCTACATCACCCATACATAATATCTATATCCCAGGACCAAAATGATCATATATAATATTATTATATATTTTGCCGCTTAATCCCAAAGCTAAGGCTGATGTCTAATCCCTCTCCATGCGATAGCCACCATCTATAAATACGTTATAACATATTTCTGCATTTTCTGCATTATTTAATTGAAAGTTATCGTAACCCTAATGCTTGTATATATTCCTATATATTCTAGGATTATATAAATGATGAGCTCTATAACGTACGCTTTCTCCTTGACTATTAGTTCCTTCATACCAATTAGGATTATAATGTCCTAGATAAGAACCCTCTCCTACCGTATCGTGTATATAACAATGATGAATTCTTAGATTATTATGTTTATAAGTAGGCCACCAATACTAAGGCTAATCCGCGCTAGGATCTGCCTTAATCATAAAACCAGCAAAATCTGCTTTGTAAATTTCGATTCCAAAAAATTCTAATTCGTTACACAACCCTGAACACTATATGGCTGTATTAGCAAATTCGGGCATAGCTATTACTTTAAACCCGAAATCTAAATTATTATAACCTCTACCATCAAATACTATATGCTCACAATTAGCAAAATTCAATCCAAACCAATAGAACCAATTCCATTCAAATGGTTCCTGACTGTCTATTGTAATGATATAAGGTTGTTCTGCGGTTCCCTTAAAATCATAGAACGCTATTCTTGTTGGATATTTTTCACCAAATTTCGGATCATATTTCAGTACTATAGTGGAACCAACAGGATAATCTTCTCCGTGGATTATCCACGATTGATGGCCACCATCTTTTTTGGCATCCGGTACTAAATATTCTATGGCCTATTCTCTAGATGCAAGAGCTGGTGTTACTGTAACTAACTTATTTATCCTTTTAGAAAAAGTAGTATTCGTTACAAGATCTGTAACATCTACTTCAACATCATATATACCTCTATCCTATTTATTCTAAAAAGTATGAGTATACGTATTATCCGATCCATTGTAAGTAACAACAGGATTGTCGTGTGTATTTTCCTTATATATTCTAATAACCTTAACGCTATCCCCGCTGTAACCATTATCTGGAATAACTTTTATAGTGAGAGGTTCTCCTACTCTTACTATCTCTGTAGCTTCCACCTCAAAATATGGATCTATTTGAGCTTGCATAGAATATAATATCTTTTCAGATGAAGATACACCACTAGAATTTTCTACTTCTACTTTCTGTTTAAGTTCTCCCTACTATTTTACAACAATGCTCTTATTAGAAGAGCCTATAGTTGACGGAATAGTGTCCTGCATGATAGAATCCCCATCATTAATAGTATAATTATGCGTTTTTACCCATCTACTATTTGCTGTCAAATTAACCTAGCTATCTATAAGAGGAAACGAATTGTCTATAGATAGATTAACTGATGGTATTCCGATTAACGATTTTAAAATTTCACTGTACTTCATAATTACATATTTACATCATATAGCTGATCATCTAAATATTCTTCATTAATATCTAATTTTGGTAATAATGTTACTATACTCATTCTACCTATAGATACTATCTTATAATCAGGATCATCACTCTTGGTTATTGTGTATTTAATAAACTTACTACGATTCTTAGACCTAGCTTTAAGTAGTAATATCTATTCTGCAGGAGCACTATACTAAGCTTCACTGTCAAAGGATTGTTTATCATAGTAATTGATACCGTCATAACCTTCAGTATCATCGCTAGTCTCATCAAAAGGAGTACTAAAGTAATTATCGCATCCTAACGAGGTATTCTATGGATTATTAGTCTAGTATTTATAGTCAAATTCTTTTACGTATTCTGCTATACATTTGTATTGCTCTGCATATTCTGGAAGTAAACTAGGTCTATCGTTCATTAATACCTAAACTCCATCCTATATCAATACAGATCCAGTCTCATATCCACTTTTCTGTATATTGTCTAATTTACCAGTTAATATAATTGGAGATTCTCTATCACTCATAGAGTAATATGTTCCTTCATTGTAGTATATGTTATTGCCTGAGATTAGTTGTTTTAAGCTACTTATCAAATATAGACCGTGATTATTACTATTTGTTCTTACGTAAACATTATTTACATTTACAAATTTATCTATATTGGTATTCTACGTTCTAGCGAAGAACTCTTGATAGTATGTACTATTAAATACAATAGTGTTATTACTTATTTGTAGCAATCCAACGTTCTTACTAAATCCAAACCACGTACAATCCCATTGATATTTAGGTAAAGTAGCATTATTATTTAAATAATTATTACTGATATCTACTGTTTCTGTTCCAAGTTCATTAGACATATAGCATACAGGTCCAGCACAATTGTATATATGATTTCTCTAAATATATATTCGTTTAACACCTCCAGCTTGAATACAGGCCTCATTATATGAACTTCCGTCTATTATACAGTCACTGATGTGCATCTCTTCTCCGCTTAGCTCCATTATACTAGGATGCCCTATGACTTCCGATTGCATATCTGACTTATAGAATCTTATACCATGTATATCTATTATATCCGCGTCAGAAACCGCTATAGGTCGAACTACCACTTGTCTCATTGTGATATTATAAATAGTGACGTTAGACACACCTTTAACTGTTATACCATATCTAGTTCTAAAACCTGAATTAGGAGTCTTGGTACTCTAACCATTAATTGTAATATTTTCTATATATACATTTCTATAATCCTTTTTATCTGTATTAGTAATATATATACAGGCTGGTTCTTCCGGAGTATATACACCTTCATACGTGTTAAAATTCTAGAAGGTAATCCCTCTTATAATAAGATTACTGCAATTTTCAATATGAATACCACCAAAGCCTCTACCATCCATAACACACTTATTGTCTCCATCTATTGTAAGAATATACTAAGTATCTTTATTCCAATTCTTAATATCTACATTCCACATGCTTGATGCTATTTGAGACGTATTATTCTGGTAATCTATAACATCTTCTAAACAAGTTAATGTTACATCCTACGTAAGTCCATCTGGATAATCCTCAACTACAGCTCTAGTAGCATTATAAATACCTAAGTATTCCTGTTGATTATCACTACGTCTCCATTTAGGAGGAATAGTATAACGTTCATCTTGAGCTAATTCAACACGTATTGAATGGTTAGCATTAATACTCTCAAATGTATAAGAATTTAATGCTCCTTTGTCTTCTCCATCTACTATCAGTTTCTATATTAAATAACCTGTAGTAGGAGTAGCCCTAATAGTGGCATCACTAACTGCACCAACTGTATAAACATACTTGCCTTCTGTAGCTACCTCTTTTAGTACTTCTGTACCAGTTATAGATACGCTACCTTTTTCCGCATCACTAAGAGTAACAGTAATATCGAACGTTTTAGTAGATGGTCCACTACCTCCCTTACTTTTTATTACTCTACGCTCATCATCCGCATATATAGTATCATTGTCTATGTGTCTCTTCAAGTATTCGTAAAAGTTATCTATTACATCGTCTATCTTACCGTCTATGTAGGATTTAAGTTCATTAATAATATAATCAATGATAGTATCTACTTGCTTATCATTCAAATCAAGCATCTCCCATGTATTAGTATCATTACGATAATACCTAATACAACCGCCATAGTAATTAGAGGTAACGTCAATCCAATAATCTACTTCTAGAGGATTAGGCTACGTATCTGATGCTCTAAATCTAACTATCTCTCTTTGTAACATATATTATGCTTTAAATGTTGTTATTTTATCTTCCGTTCCATCATCGTAAACATCACAGTGAACCCATGATACTCCCTCCTCTAAACGTACTTTACACGGTAATAACAAAGGTTTGGCCTTTATTATTTCTCTTACTTCTTCTGCGGTCTTATCATCACAAGTAAAGTCAATGGCATTACCTGTTACATGTGCAGATACATATACGCTCTTCTTACCTTTTACTAAAGGGCACATATTACAACGCATACCTCTTTGACGCATAGTACCTGTATTAATACGCATTGGCATTCGTAAAATATCAGTACGTAGACATAGTAATACATGTAGTAACTAAGTACTTAAGAACATCCACGATTGTTCTCCAAACCTACTATATATGTGGTTACATACTAATTCTTTTACATTAAAGTATGGTTTAAGCTGTTTAATTATTTCTTCTCTCGGCATCATTGTTATTCATCATTAGAGCATCACCAACTAGATTGGCTGCTACGTTCATACCAAATTGTTTAGTATCATTATCTATTTCACTTACCTTCACGTTGATTTGAAGGAGTAGAAGATATATCTACTCCAACAATTCTCTATCTGTCATATGTGCTAAGTACGGATTCATTGACTATCGTGTCCTTTTTGATGAACTAGAAGTGTTATGTCTGGAACTCCTGTGTAACTATTATCCCACCGAGCCCATGAAATCCTCTGTTAACAATGCTAATACATAAGGATCATACAATCCTCTAAAGTATCCATTACCACAACCACACTTAATACAATACGGTTTGAGTTTCATAGGTATGCCACTATATAACTGTGGTTTAACCTAATGTAAGTATCTCTTTAGTATTTCAGAATCTATAGGAGTAGTAACACTAGATGTGTTACTAAACTCCAATAAATCTGTTAATTCATTGTATACTATGGTTGCTACAACATCTCTATTGTTCCTAAGTATATTAGTCTTAAGTATAGAGTTTGTTTTACTGTTTATATATTCTTTTGCTTTATCCATAGTAATTATGCGTTGGCGTATGTTTTAGTTGTAAGATTGTTTTTTGCAAATATTAAACCTTCTGTTGGGTTTAAATTAGCAGTGTATGTATCGCTTCCTAATACTTTCTATATGTATATACTACCATTTCCAGATATGAGTATCTACGAACCATTACTACATCTAACATATATGTTTCCCTAGTTAGGAGACTAGTTCTAAGTTCCGTATATATCTATTAGATAAAAGTCTGAATCTGTAGATTGAGGTACTCTCAGTCCACTAAAACTATCACCTGCCAATATTACTTTACCGTGAGTACTATCTCCTACATTAAGTTCATTAATTTCTCCAGAAGAATTCCAAGTGATATTACCTTTTGCTAACTATCCGCTACCATCAGAATTTAAACCAAACCACTCAGTAAATGGAGTCTGGGCCTGACCCATGCGCATGCCTGTTGAATCTAGTTTAAACTAATAATCACCTGTAAGCTAGGATATGTTATTTTTCTTTATGTAAGTACCTACTGTAGATAACCCACCAGTATTGTTAATCATACTTAATCCGCTACCGTCTAGAGTAAGCTTAGTATCAGATGTAGTTAACTACAACTAACTATTCTCAGAATCAGCAGCTAAGTGTATACCTCCAGCTCCAAAGTAAGCTTCACCATTCTCAAAGTCTAACAAGAAATTAGGTCTAAATGAGTTAGAAGTGTTCATAGGATCTGAAGTATTAATCAAATGATATTCAGAACTATCACCACCACTAGAGTTCTTACCTCTTTGTGAGAACATCAGGTTATTATTAAATACAGCTCCACCTACTAATGAGTTAGGTGCAATAAGTAAGTCAGTATAGATAGCTTCAAAGTTTTTTAATGGTTCCCATGCTCCAGAGGTATCTGTTCCTGGCGATTCATTATTCTGCTACGTACCAATCCATGTCATTACGGCTTTTAAAAAGAAATAGTGATTGCCTTCAGTATCTCCTCCAGTATCATATACATATGGAGCAGTTTCTCCATCGTTAATGTAAGGGGTAGTAGTACTATATATACCCATAGGATATGCTATAGGTTGTGAACCTACTGGATCTGGAGTAATTATACCACCCATAGGATTAGGTTTAGACCATGCAGTTTCCATGTTATCGTCAATAACTCTACACTGAATAAACCATATGTAATTATACTCATCACCTTTAGTAAGCTCAGGAACATCCATAGACCAACCTGTAGGGTTTCTCTTCCATTTCATAGTATCATTCCAAGCCTCACCAGTATAAGTAGTTTCAGTGCCTTTACAGTATCTGACTTCATAGCCTACTCCAGGAATACCAGATCCACCATTATCACCAGTCATACCAGTCATGTAGTATGGATCACACCATTGTTCCATTAATGTATTGTCTCCACCATTTATAAGAGCAAATGTAGCCCATAATACTTTACCGCTACTTAATGCAGGCGCAGTAGAACTCCATCCTACAGGATAACGTTCAGCTGCATTTAACTAAGGAGCGATTTCCCAACTGTTATTTCTAGCAAATCTATATTCATAGTAGTTACCATCCATGCCTTGAACCTTACCCACATTTACCCAGTCACTACCATTCCATACCCATAAGAAACCATCAATAACCCAACCGTCTCCTATCTCATTACCACTAGTTGGAAGATCATCTGTAGAGTCCAAAGTACCTTTAATAACAACGCCTTGACCAGTTACTTTTACTACAGCCCCCCATTCTATTACAGAACCTGTTTCACCTTGAACTAATGCTACAGATTTCCACCATATACCAGTAGACATATCAGGAGTAAGTACCCAACCATCACCAGGATTATATGGGTCATTACTAGTAGGCTTCTCAGGTTGAGTCTAGCTCTATTTAAATGCTTCTACTTGATAATTGAAGTTATTACCATCAAGACCAGGTACACCAGTGATTAGATAAGGACCTTGCCAACCTCTTTCATCCTCAGGTAAGGATTCATCAATTACTAACTTATTATCAAAAGTAACAAGAGCTTGAATGCCCCATATAGCTTCTTTACCAGTAGCAGTAGGCATACCTACACTCCAGATACTACCAGGATTAATATTCAATCTATCTGGATCTCTAGGTTTAACGTCGCTACCAGATGTCTTAGTATACATTACTCTAAGGTGTTGACCATCTTGACCATTGTCTCCATATTTAGCCCATAATGATGGAGAACTAAAGTTGCCCCATTTATGTGTATCACCTTTATACTTTCTCTGGCTAACCCATTCGTATTGGAATTCTTTACTTACTCCAGTAGGATTATCTGTCCAAGGTTGTTCACCAGGAGCTGATTGAGGTATATATTCATCTTGATCTGGGTTGTTATCTGTAATCTCTTTAGGAGAAGCAGGTAATTTAGTAATCTGATATATATACTCTACGCCATCACCATCTTTACCGTTTACACCCCATTTAGACCAAATAGTGGGGCTACTCCACTCACTCCAACTACCATCAGTTTGTAAGTTATGTGAACAAACCCATTCACATTGATATTGTTCGCTAATACCTGTAGGATGATCAGTCCACCCTTGTCTAATAGCTTCAGTCTGGCTGTTACCTGTAGGTTTAGTAGGTGTAACTAAACTAGTTACAGTAAGCTTATACACGAATTCAATATTACTACCATCAGCTCCATCATGACCATCTGCTCCAGTAAGTCTCACTGGTGTACTCCAGGGAACTACAATAGTTCCTTTACTAGAGAAAGTAGCAGTAGACATCCATACATAACCATTAGGGTTACTATCACTACCAGACCATCCTTCAGGATACGTTATAGTGTTAGTATCATAATCCCAACTACCACCTACAGGAGTATCAGGTCTTTCTATACTCTTAGTAGACTTATATGCTAATACTACTCTAGTAGTATCTCCATCTATACCTGGTACACCATCAATACCATCTTTGCCATCCTATCCATCTTTACCATCTTTACCATCTTTACCAGCATCACCAGTTCTACCAGCAGGTATACCAAATGAGAATAGAAATTGATCTTTATCTAAAGATACAGATGCAGTAGGTGTACTTGATTCATATACATCCTTAATTGCAGCTTTAAACTTAGAATTACCTATAACTATATCAGCTACAGATTCAAGCGGTAATTTATAGTTATTGCCTTTTTCTGCAGTAACAATGTATTCACTACCTGTAGCTTCAAGCTTCTCTTCTAAGTCCAATATCTTTACACCATCACATTTTTGTATCATATCTATTTATTTTATAATTTACAATAACCATTACTGCAATTTCCTGTACTGCAAGTATTGTTAGAACAAGAGTAACAAATACCACTAAATAAAGTAGCAGAGTTACGCTCTTTCTCTAAATGAAGACACTTATCATTTTCTGTATTGAAACAATCACCTTTCTGAGTAAGAATAGCATTGTTACAGCAAGTACTAGCTGCACATTTTGGTTTGATAGATATCTCAAGTAATCTACAGATATCTACATATAATTGTAAAGCATCACGATAGTAATCGGATGCTAAAGCATACTCAAGCAACTATCTCTTAAAGACTACTAGCATTATATTCTGCATAGTCTAATCATCTAAACAAGTTGAACAGTGAGTATGTAATTTCCTAATTTCTGCCATATACACAATTGAAGGATTGTAGTATATGCCATGAAAATGAATTTCTTCCTATTCCGTAAAACATCTCAAAGTAACGTATTTCATATTCCAATCTAATTCCAGAATATCGTCATTAGTTACAGTTACATTATTTTCGGAATCTACTGTAATATTCTCGGAAAAGCTAATGTTATGTATAGGACTGTCTTCAAGTATGTTCTTTAAATTCCATACTTCATCTATATAAACTTCCTTACCATAGTTACTAAGATCTACTTCAGTCTCTATCTTAAAGGTCAGTTTATCACCATCTATTTGTATATTTGTTAATTTGTCCATATATCAACAATAAAAAAAGTGGAGAGTGGAATATTCCACAACTCCACTTCTGTAGTTTGTAAAAGGAATCTTATCCCAAATTCAATCTCTCTAACGTGGATTAGGCAATTGTCTTACCAGCAATAAATGACTGAATACCTTTATCTACAATAGAATCAACTAAACTAGGACAATAAACTTCCGTAGTCAACGGAGTAGTCTTGATGTACTGATTATCATTGCTCAAGTACAGGTTATCGTTTTCGATGATAGCATAATCATATTCTGCATCTTCTACTACTTTACGAACCTGTTCAACAATAGGATATGCACCAGTAAATACGTGACCTTTATAACCCATGTTACGTACTTCTGCATCACGTACTTGCTTCCAATAACCCTTGCCCGGATTACCAGCAGTCTTAACAATCGTAGCACCTACAACTGCCTTAGGCTGATTAGCAAGCAATGCACCAGGAATAGTCTCATACAGAGAAGCTTCCATAGATACAATGCTATATTCATTTAAAGAATAAACGCCTTCATTATCATCCTTCGGCATAGCAGTCAAAGTCAGAACTGCAGCAGAAGCAGAAGCCTGTACTCTACGATTCTTATGAGCATTGATCTTCTTCAACAGAGCATTTACTAAATCTGCAGGGGTAGTAGTTTCAGCATATACTTCATAAGTATGAGTAAACTGCCAAGCGGCTTCATACATATCCTTATAAACAATACGCAAAACGTAACGATTACCAGCAATGATAGTAGCGTTAGTCAAAGTGATCACAATCTTTTCTTCAACAGGAGCTACATATTCGCCAATTACTGCAGACGGTTTAGAAGCTTTCTGAATTTCAGTAGAGAAATCAATATTAGCTTTCTGTGCTACCGTACCATCAGGCATAGTAACATTCATCTTTTCACCTGCTACACCTACATACAGAGAGTTAGCATTTACTGCATCAGCAGCAGTCTTAATAAGAGCCTTATTCTCATCGAACAAAGCAACATCACCAACAGCTAAAGCATCCACTGTAGTGTAAGAAGCCGGAGCTTGTTTTCCGATTAATACGGAGTGTACTGATTGTAACATATTAAAATATTAAAATTAAATTAGACATTAGCGCTTAGTCTATTCGCTTACTTTCTACTTTCATTATTTCAGATTTCCACGTTGGTAAGCGCCTTAATTATTCGTCCTAAGATTTCTTAGAACTTGCATTAGGTATAGTTTGTACTATCATTTGAACTGCTAGATCAACTATATCCTAGTGTGTATTTTCTGGTAAATCTGTATACTCTTTAGTTAAATCCTAGAGAGTACCTAAATCCTTGGCTTTTCTTAAGTAAGTAAGCTCATAAGAACTTATATCATATTTACCATCAGTATATAATACAATTTTATTGTCAGTATATACTCTAATAGGTTTTGCTTGATTATAACGCAATCTGTGATCTGATAGACTATTACTTAGTCTAGAGCTTACTGTCTCTATTGTGGCCTCTATTACATCAGACTCACGAGTAATTAAGTTATTGCATTTATTATCCTTTATACTTATGTATACATTTTCACCAAGTGCAAACATATAATCTTCAGGATAATCAGTTTCCCATTTATTACCTAATTTACTAAAGCTATAAGTAGTATAGCTCTTAGTATTTACTAAAGTACGTATGTTATCAGTAATCTCTTGATTTCTCTAGAATACTCTAAAGTTCTGTTTAACATATTCGTCTTTAGCTTTGTTTATGAAATGAAACAAAGTATCTGAAGGAAACTTAATAGTATCATTATAGTTTGTTATAATGTTATTCAGTTGCCTTTCTACATTTATTTGAAAATCTCTTTCGCGCATAATTATTCAGATACTTGGTTTAACTAAAATTTAGAAGATTGTCTTTGAGATTCTATATTCTCTAAAGCAATTACTACAGCTCTATTAATAATCTCATACATGACATCTTCAGGAAAATCTAATTCTTGTTCAGGTTTAGTGTAGTCAAACTTAGTTGGTTTCTTAACATAAGTAATATCTACTCTATAGAACTCTGTATTATCTTCTACTCTTGGAGCATACATAGGATCCTGCATTAAAACAGGATCTACGTATACTAAGAGTTTATCATTTTCTAAAGTAGCTACTGGATTCTCTACCCAAGGTATATTATTATAAGTCTACTTAAAAGGCTTTACTAATTCATGACTAGTAAGTACGCAGTTAGTCTAGAATTGTCCATACTTAAGTAATACACTAAGTATAGTCATTCTATTATCTTCATCATGAACATCTTCTAATGCATACTCATTGTAGCCTGTATGTACAGCATGAAGATTAACATCTGTAGCTATTAACTTTTCTATCTCGGATAAGTTAGATACAGAACCTTCTAAACCTACTCTTAAAGCATTATTACCAGTAATCTTATTACTTAAGATTTCTAACTATGCTTGATTAAGAAATAAGTCTACTTCTTCATCTAAGAATGCTGGACATCCGCCGTAAGCGATACCTTCTGCATTCTTATCCAGAACTACCTTGAAAATTATATGAGAATCTTTATTAGTCATTACTTAGATTTTATTTCCTACATTATTGCCAATTTTATTTCTTGATTCTTCTTATCCTTAAGATAAGCAATTACATCTTCAAGACCATTACCAATTAAATCAGTACCAAAGTAATATTGAGCACGATTCTTTCTAATAATGTTTTTAGCAATAGCTTCTTCAATTACGAAGTTAATTTCTTTATTAGGGTTATTTACCCATTTCATCAAGAACTTAGAAGGATCAGCTTCAATAAATTCTGACAGTTTAGCTTCAGCAACCTCATTAGACATAGAATCTGATTTCATACCATAGAGACGTAAACACTTACGCATTTCTTCAGTAGACATCTTATCCATCTCTCTATATGCTTCACGCTTAACTTTATTGAACTTATTCTGTTCTTCTGCTTCACTGTCCTTATTAATCATAACATAATCTGTACCAGGTTTGATATTATTTAAACCGTTTGCTACTCTCTTATGATTCTTAAGGAATAAATATTTTAATTCGTCCTCAGGTCTATTAGTGTCAAGTAGTACATCTTTCTTTCCTATCTTAATAGCAAAAGTATCCCAAAATGCACTACTGGGTGATAACTACCCCTCAGGATAACCAATTTCTTTTTCTAATCTAGCTGCATCTTCTACAGATAAACCAGTATATAAATTACCAGATCTAGTCCAGTAAGAGCTTACATAGTCAAAACATGTAGGCCATTTAGTAATCCCCGTCCAGGGATTGGTTTTAATTATTCTAACGATTACTTCCATAATTATTAATTAGATTGTTCAGTTAGTATCTTTCTGTTTTAACAGTTTTCCAGAGAAATTTTATTCTGTGATCATTTGGATTTCTTGGAGGATTCTTTAATTGGATGCGGATGGTATTACGGCTTAAACCATTAGCTTTGCAAGCCTCTATAATAGAATCATACTCTGCTATAAATTCTCCAGTTTTAGAGTACTGATAAACTTTAGTTTTACATTGCTCTTGCAATTTAGATAAGTGTTCCTTTTGTTTATCAGAACATTTACCTTTTCTAGATTCAGACATCTTCTTTTTAGTATCTTCTGACGCTTTACGACCTAAGGCTTTTTGTCTGATTTTTTCTTTGGTCTCTTCAGAATGCATTCTACCAAAAGTTCCGTCTCCGCCTTCAGTTAAGTTATACCCTATACTCCTATCTGTAGAATTATACCATTTAATCCAGTATTTCTCTTTTTCTTTTAACTCATCGTAGGTATCAGCAAAATCAATTATTTCTAATGTAAAATTTTCTTCGCCATATTTCGCCATAGAACGATGAATCGGAGAAGGTTCGCCGATGCGAGATTCATACCAATGATGGCGATATCTCGCACCAGAACCTTGATTTGTTATTCCAATATAAACCTTATTAGTTAACTTATTTGTTATTTTATATACTTCGTTACTTTTCATATCCTTAATGTGTTAGATATGTTAATAACGGGAGTAGCTTAATAAGGTTCCCAAATTAGTTTAACTTTTTTGAATTAATCTGCGTCACATATTAATTCTCCACACGCACGTGGATCCCTTAACATTATGCCCATTTCTCCAAGGAAGAATACAGTGTAACCATCCTTACCATTAGATCTCAGAGTATCTTTAGACTTAGCATAACCAGACGGAGCTACAGCACCACCAGTATACCAAGTTACGAATTCA